GCCACCGACGACGCCACCCTCGACGCCACCCTCGACGCCACCCGCGCCGCCACCCTCGACGCCACCCGCGCCGCCACCCTCGACGCCACCCGCGCCGCCACCCGCGCCGCCACCCTCGACGCCACCCGCGCCGCCACCGACGACGCCACCCGCGCCGCCACCGACGACGTCACCCTCGACGTCACCGGCGCCGCCACCGACGACGCCACCGGCGACGCCACCCGCGCCGCCACCCTTGCCGCCACCGGCGCCGCCACCGACGATGGATCACGCTGGTGGGCACTTGGAGATTGCGATACCAAGGCCATCGGTAATCTGGCCGGGAGACTATTTCCAGGACAGAAAAAGCAGATGTTAGAATGCGCGTGGGCCACCTGGAAGATGAGGAATGGCGGCAACCAGTGGTCAGGATGGTGCGCGTTCCTCACCTTTTTCAGGTACATCGCTCTCCTGGATCTAGACTATTCAAAATGGGACCACTACGAGCAGGCGGCTATCCACGCGGGGCCGCGCTGGATGTACTCAAAGTTCTGCATTGTCAGCGATAGGCCGTCCGAGCTGAAGATCGACGAGAACAACAAGCCCCACTGCGATAGCGGGCCATTCTGCACCTGGCGCGACGGTTCTAAGCTCTACTCGATCCACGGCGTGCGAGTCTCAGGTTTGGTAGTCGAGCAGCCGCACCTCATCACGGCCGAGATGATCGAGGAAGAGCAGAATGATGGCGCCAGGCAGGTGATGCTGGAACGATGCCCACCGGCCGAGGCGGCCGTCTACACCATTCGGCACATGAAGGCGGCGGGGTGAGCTTGATCGCGAGAAAGACTGTGCAGGTGTACGTCGGCGGCGGGCATTCGTTCAGAACGATGTATCCCGCGTACAGGAGCGCAGCTTGGCGGGTCGTCATGAAGCACTGCTATTGCGATGTCGATGTCGAGGATGGGATCGGTGCACAGACGCTGGAGTGCCGTTACCATTCCAATGGCGGCGTCTATGGCCAGCGGGTGGTGTCTCGCCTCGTCAGACTTTGGATTCTGCGAGACAAGGCGCCGCCTTCGGTCTACCGCCTAGCCTGCAAGTACAAGGAAAACGACTGGGGCAACGTGCCTCTGCCGGAAGGAACGAGGTCGCTCTTCCCGAAACGCCAGAACTGGAAATTCCTGAACCAGGTTGCTGCGCTTCGAGAGCTGGCCCGACGGTACCCGGAGGAGTACAAAGACCTGATAGATGCCACCGCGGTAGAAGAGGAGCTGCGGACATGAACGCGTGGTGGGTTTTCCCGGTAGCCGTCCTGGTCATCTTCGTGGCCATTCAGCTCGTGCTGTTCCGGATGGGGCGTAAGCAACCTCCCGCGCCGACACAGCTTGCTCGCCCTCCCATCGACCTGCCGCACGTCGCCCCGCCCATCCTTCACCTGGTAGTCGAGCCCGAGCATCGGCCCTTGTGCGGAGCCAGTATCCGCGAGGCCTGGACGATCGAACCGGAAGCTGCGACTTGCCCGGAGTGCCGGCGGGACGGGGACGCTGCGATGTTGCAATGGTGGGCAAATAATAGGTAAAACATGAAAGAAATCCGACTCACGCAAGACAAGGTGGCTCTCGTCGATGACGAGGATCTTGTGGCTCTTTCTGTGGAGAAGTGGTACGCGGTTCAACACGGACGAACGTTCTATGCGGCTAGGAACGTGAAACACAAGAGAGGTAAGTGGCGCTTGGAGCTTCTTCATCGCCGTGTGCTTGCACGGAAGCTCAACCGCGATTTGGAAAAGGGCGAGCAATGCGACCACATCAACGGCAACGGACTCGACAACCGGCGTGCGAACCTGCGCTCTGTTACAAATGCGCAGAACGGGCGCAATTGTCACCGGCGTTCCGCAAACCCGTCTAGCCAATTTCTTGGAGTGCACTTGAACAAGAAGAGCGGAAAGTGGAGAGCGAAGGTCAGGATTGACGGAAAGCAAATAACCCTTGGAAGTCATGATAGCGAACTGGAAGCTGCCCTAGCTCGTGAGAAGTTCATTGCTGAGCATCCCGAACTCAACGCGCGAACGAACTTCCCAGAGACATCAAGTGACATGTAGTGCCGAAGTGCCAGCTCAGGAGACCCACGATGACTGACCCAACCCCGCCCACAGCAACCCCCGCCGAGGTCGACGAAGCCGCCGCCCTGGTCCAGGCCCTCGAAGACCGGCTCGCCCGCGTGGTACCCACGAAGCTCTGCGCGCCAGCCAACCGTCGTCCCTTGGCTGAATCCTTCGTGACCATGCTTGGAAGATTGGTTGAGTTTCTCGAAGCGTTCCAGCCTATGAACCAGGGCGAGATGGCGGCGCTGCTCTACTTCGTCGACGGCCTGGAGCTCGACCACGTAGGCGCCGACAATAGCCACATCATGCTGACCCTGGTGGACGCAGCCAAGCACGCCTCGCGGGAGATGCGGCGGGCGCGACGGAACTAGGTTTTGAGTCCAAAGAACCGAGAAGCCCCTACCTCGCCGTCTCCGGCAGGTAGGGGAGTTGTCACGCTCTCTGGCTCCTGGACAACCTATCCGCCTTGACCAACGCTCCGAAACGCGAGAAGGTGTAGGCATCCAACAAAGGGGTGCCGCATGCGTACAGAGACCGCCACGTTCTATTGGTCGGCTGGAGGTCAAGCCGGCGACCTCGGGCAGTCCCTCACGGGCGAATGGATCGCCGTCACGCACGGGCGCATCAGCTTCGCCTTCGACTGGTCGGCTGCCAGCCACGCGCCGCTGGGCGCCCTGTCCTTCCAGGTGAGCCAGGACAAGGCCTTGCCGTTCGACCTGCCGGGCACCTTCACCCCGGCCCTGGGCTCGCCAGCGGGCTCGGCCGGAACGTCCTGCGCGGACGAAATCGAGACCGACATGGGCTTCATCCGGCCCATCTACACGCGCACGAGCGGCGGCGCGGGCGACGTGATCGTGGGCAAAGTGTCGAGGGAGCAATGACCACCGGCACCTACTCGCGGTGGATGCCGCCCAGCTCGGGCGCGCCCAACGACGACGTTCTGGTCACGGTCGAGGCTGCGGTTGCTGCGCTCGACGCGGTCTACCTCAAGGCTTCCGACCTCTACGCCAAGGCCAACGCGACCGCCGAAGCAACCATGCCGGTGGCGGGCTTCATCGTGTCGAAGCCCAGCGCTACGAGCGGGCTCCTGCGCTCGGCTGGCGACCTAGCCGGGTTCACGCTGGTAGGCGACACGGAATACTACGCCGCCAAGGTGGCCGGGCAAATCACCGCGACCGCTCCTGCCGTGGCCGGGAACGTCGTTCAGGGGGTCGGGCGTGCCAAGAACGCCACCACCCTGACCATCGCCGTCCAGGACGACGACTACACCGTTCTCTAGGAGAGACCCGATGTCAGATTTACGGCCAGTCGTTCTCGATGCTGGGATCCACCGAAACCTGCACGGGCCCGATGCCCTCGTTGTCGATATCCTCAAGCTAAGCGCGGGCCAGGCCGGGGCTGGCCTGGCCAGTCTCTACATGGCCCCTGGTGTGCTCCTTGCCGCTCCCGCGAGCGGGGCCATCGAAAGCGACGGCGTAGCTCTCTACTGGACCGACGCACTTGGAGTGCGGCACAGTCTGATGGGCGGCGGCGGAAGCACGCTCGCCGCTTCCTACAACCTCGGCGGCGCTGCGGCCGACCAGACCTTCACGCTGAAGGACACAAAGGGTGGGGCATTCATCGTTGACGGTACGGATGCTGGGTTCACCGGCACCTACGCGATGCAGGTCAAGGGGACTGGCTCCGGCCTGGTCAACTTCCCGCGGGTCGGAGGTCTATCGGCTGTCTCGTCGATATCGGTGGCAGCGGCCCTGGGAGCGGCCTGGAACGCCGTCAACTTCCCGGCGAGTACCCTCACGCTGACCGGTGGACCGGCGTCCGCCACCGCAGTGGCTCAGGTGCACGTGGGCGCGGCCGTCATCAACGGCGCCGGCAACACGGTGACCGATGCCTACAACGTCCTGTTCGATGCGGCCCCCGCCGGGACGGCAACGATCACGCGGGGATGGTCCCTGGGTGCCGCGGGAGCGGTCCAGTTCGGCGCTGGCCTCGTCCTGGGAGCATCGCTGAGTCCTCCCACTGAGAGCGACCTCGTGGTCGAGAACGGCGCGACGGTTGTTTCGCAGGCCAATACCGGACGCCTCGGCTATCGCACGAGTACGCAGCAGTTTTTCGTGAGCGCAAATGGCGGAGGCTATGTGCCGCTGCTCATGGGACCGGCGGCGGGAGGGTTCACTCAGGGTTCTGTGCCTTTCGGAAGCGCAACCGGAACGCTGATTCAAAACAACCCCAATTTTTTCTGGGACAACACCAACTTCCGCTTGGGCATTGGCGTCACGTCGCCTACTGCCACATTACAGATCGTCCAGCCCATAGTCAACGCCGCCGTCCCCAGTGCCTTCGTGCTAACTGGAGGAGCTCACACGGCGATTACCTCGGCCAACGAGGATATTGGAGCCAATTTCAATTTCAGTGCTACCAAGCAGTGGGCAACCGGCTCAATAGCTACACAGCGCGAAGTGCTTTTTCAGGCTCCTACATATTCTTTCGTCGGAACTTCGACGATTACAACAGCGGCAACGGTTGCGATTTCAGGAGCACCGATTGCTGGAGCGAACGCAACGCTTACGAATCCTCTCGCGTTCTGGGTTCAAGGGGGATCATCGCAGTTCATCGGAACACAGTCGGTTGTTTCCGCAACAGGGGCCAAGTGGAATGCCCTCAGCGTCGGAACGTCGACGCTGACGTTGACGGGCGCCACGACGCCCGTGACCGCTTTGTCGCTCGTGACACTTGCGGCGCCTTCAGTCAGCGCCGCTTCTGCCATTACAATTGCCACCGCTGCCACTTTGACGATTGCGGGACCTCCAGCGGGAGTCGGGGCGGGACCAGCAACACTAACCAATCCCCTAGCCCTTCTGGTCGCAAGTGGCAATTCACAATTCTCTAACAACGTTGGAATCAATACGACCATAGGGGCAGTAACGTCTCTAGAAGTTGTCACCGGTGTTTCCACCTCGACAGCGGGAAACTCTACGTTTCCTGGAACAATAAAGATCACGAACAACGGCATCGACACCACAAATGCCGTCGGAGGTCTCGAATGGCAATACGACGTAGGCGGTTCCGGATTTAAGATTGGTGTAGTCAGCGGCACCAGCTCGCTGGCGGTTTTCAAGCGCGACTTCTCCACTGCTTGGACCCAGATGTTTGGATTCAAGTCCAACGGCAATGCTGGAATCCCCGTTGGTGCTAATTTCTACAAAAAGTTTCGCGTCGACACTTCGCCGCCTGCCAGCCCTACTATCACCGCCGCTGCTATAGACAGTGTTGGCTGGAACGGTATCGACTTTTTGGGAACCCTAACCCTGGGGGGCGCGGCGGGAGACGTCACAACCTTAAATGCTGTCTACATTGAAGCCCCAACGATCAATGCCAGCTCAGCTGTTGTCATCGCCGACTTTTTTACCTGTCGCATTGGGACTGCCTCATTTGGAGGCGCAGGACCGGCCAGCGCCGCCCGCAACTGGTCGCTGGGAGTAGACGGCAATACTAAGTTTGGAGGCGGACTGACCATCCATAGCACCGACGTCAACGTTGCGGGTCCATATATCATTCTCGCTACGGATTACTACCTTCAAGTTCGTCGAACTGCGACCTCGGCAATCTCCCTAAATCTTCCATCCATAGCCATAGTCGGAAACGGATTCGTTATTCAAGCCAAGGATTCGGGCTACAACGCTGCGGTCAACCCCATCACTTGGGTTCGCAATGGGGCCGACACTATTGAAAACGTGGCTGGAAACTATCCGCAGAACGTGACAGGCTCACTCATTAAATTCACGTCCAACGCCACAACGAACAACTGGGAACTCTCTTAGCTTAACAACCGACCACCAAAGGAGAAACGTCATGAAGAAGCTCGCATCCATTCTTACGACAATCATTGCTCTTGGAACTTTAGCCATCTTTTCCTCGGCAGCTCAAGCCGGCACGGCCACCGCAAACCTAAGCGTGACTGCCACCGTCGACTCGGCGTGCTCTGTCACAACCGCATCGCTCAACTTTTCTACTTACGAACCCCTGGGCTCCAACGCGACTCAACCCGATGATGGCCAAGGATCCGTGACGCTAACATGCACGACGGGGGCAGTGGCCTCCATCGGCCTGGGAGGAGGATTGCACGTTGCTGGTGCTCAAGCCTACTTGGGAGATGCTGGCGGCGCTCACTTCGTGCCCTACGCTCTCTATCAAGACTCGTCACATTCGATCATTTGGAGCACTGGGACCAATGTCATGACAACGCCGGCGGCTCCAAATAGTAATGAGCGAGTGTACACTGTCTACGGACGCATTGCAGCCGGGCTTTCACTGGCACCAGGTGCCTACACCGACACCGTTCAGGTTGCCGTCAACTTCTAACCAATCAAAGCAGGCGATGTCCTACCTTCCAAATCCAGCAACCAGCGGCATCGGCGGCATGTTCGAATACGCGAACGCTGCCTTGATGGGCATTGACCAGATCAACACCTACCATCCCTTCTGGACATCGGGGGTGGTTGCTGGGACGCTCGACGGCTGGACGTTCGTAGCCGGGCAGTCCGGGACCTTCAGCGCAGTCGCGAACGCCGGGGGCGGTCAGGTACAGATCACCCTCGGCGCGCACACCCTCGTCGCCGCGGGCGACGTCCTCCTCACGCTCTGCAACAACCAGACGGACGCGACGGACATCACCATCGTCGACATGAACTTCCGCCTGAAGCGCTACGCGCAGTGATGGGCTTGACCGGAAAGTGCCACTAGCGTAGGGTTGCCGCCAGGAGGACTCTTGATGAAAATCACCACGAACGACCGCGAGCTAGTCTGCCTCTACATGGCCCTGTCGGGTGCCCAGGCCGAGACGAACCACAGCAACCGAAAGCGAAAGAACCGCGCTTTCGAGCAGCTTGAGCTTGAGCGCATCGAAGAGCTGGCCCTGCCGGGAGGCGCGCGCAACTCCACACCGTGGACTCAGTGGCCCACTGCGGAAGTCGTGGTCGACATCGAGAGCGGCACGAAGGACTACCTGCTGGAGAAGTACGGCGCCGAGGGCACCGTGGCGGGTGGCTCGTTCGTGGAGCGTGTAGTCTGCAAGTTTATCGACCGCCTACGCGCGGCCGAAGACGAGAAGAAGTAATTGGAGGAACTCATGACCGCAATCTTGAATTTCATCAAGACGTTGAACCGATCAAAAGTCGTCAATGGCATAGGAGCGTTCTTCGCCTTAGCCATCCCCGTACTTCTAGTTGTGCTGAAGGGACTACCACCGGGATGGAGTGTGACTCTACTCATCGCTAGCGCTGTCGGTGTGCTTTCGCGCGCGCAGTTCATCTGGCAGCAGGTCATCCCATTGCTCGACGGTTCGGCAGTTGTTCAGGTTAAGCCGCCAACATCGCCAGGGACGCCGTCCCTCGTGGTCGTGGCCGCCGACCCGTCGCAGGTGGCGAGCAACCGTGCCTCGGTGATCCCGGTGGCGCCGATGCCGACGCAAAGTGCAGAGGACATTACAAAGCCTGTACCGCCGAGAGGCGTTGTGATCAAACCGACTTTGCCACCCAACGACCCAACCAAGACCTGAAAGGATTTCCCAATGAAACGCACTCTTCTCTCCCTCATCGTCGCCTTTGTCTCCACCTACGCAACCCTCGTGGTCACATCCTGCAAGACCACGCCGACCAGCCCCGACAGCTTCTACCAGGCCGTCGTGACCTGCACCGAATCCAACGTCGCCAACCCGCAGGCCGAGCAGGCGGTCTACCAGTGCCTTGTCAGTGCCGTGGCCGGTGACTACGCCGGTTGTCTCTCGGGCCTCGTCGCGGGTGGCACCTGGACCGTTGACGAAGTCGCCTGCCTCGTGCGTGCCTATGCGACCAGTACGGCGGTGAAGATCAACAAGGGCACCGCGACGGTAGAAGATTCCGCTGGTCTTGCAAACGCGAACGCGTGGCTACGAACGGAGCAGGTGAAGTTCCGAAGGGCTGCGCCGTAGGAGTAACCCATGCTGCACCCCGTGACCCGGCTCCCCGTCCCGCTTGGCCTCATCGGCGGTCCGCCCACGCACCCTACTACCAAGCTTCGGCTCTCCGACTTCCGCGCTAAGGCAGCACCGGCCATCGCATCTCCGGCGGCCGTGGACATCACGCTCGGCCTACCCAAGGACACCGACCCGCTGGGGAACCTCGACAACGGGGATTGCGGGCTGGCTGGTCCTGGTCACAACATCATCTGGATGGACGATCGCGCGGGGCGATCGGCACGCGTGACCACCAAGGGCGTACTGGCAGCGTGGAACGCCATCAACGGCGGGACGGGAGAAGGCGTGGTGGCAGACGCCGTCCTGGCCTACTGGCGCGAGACGGGTATCTGTGGGTGCAATCTCGCCGCGTCCCTTATGGTTGACTACAACGACCCAGTGGCCATGACCGCTGCGGCGTTTGAGCTGGGCGGCATTCACATGATGTTCAGCCTACCCAAATGCGTACAAGGCGCAGCGGTGTGGGACGTTACCAAGGGAGACGACGGCGGGGTGTGGGGAGGACACTGGGTGTGGGCGTTCGCCGCGAACGAGCTGGATGGCGTACTGGTCAACAGCTGGGGACAATGGATTTTTGCCTCGTGGGCGTTCGTCTTTCGGTACGCCTTCGATGCCAGGTGCGCGATCAGCCATGACGACCTCGGCCAGGACGGACGGGCCTATTCCGGGCTCGACATGGACGGCCTACGCGCGGCCATTGCGAGCTTGGCGGTGTAGCGTGGGCAAGCTCTGTCACACACGTGATGGGAGAACGCTCTGCGCTGCGCACGCTACCAGCGGCGCGCCGGCCTATCACACGGATGGTTGCGACGCCTGCGCCGCTGCTCGAGCAAAGGGAATCATTCGACCCGACGTTGGGAGCGTGGCCGCAAAAAAGCGCGGGCGCATGGTACACCGTGAGCGATGGATCGACTGGGACAAGATCAAGCCCGAGAACCGCAAGGGAATATCGATGGCCCTGCACAGCTTCAGGGCGGGTAGATGACCAAGTGCAAGCGCTGCCAAGGCCCTGTCGACCGCCCGCACGTGGCGGACAAGTGCTCTTGGTGCCTTGCGATTGAGACGGTGAAAGAGCTGGCTGGGCGCGACCGGGGAGAGGAAGCCGCGTGGCCATCAAGCCCGTAGTCTTCGACCACCTGCTGGGCAACCTTCGCGGAATCAGCGACCGAGCTCTGACCGCCCACCTCGCCCTCTATCACCAGGCCGTGGACCGGCTGAACGCCATCGAAGCCGCCTACCCCATCGTAGAGTGGCGGGCGGCCAACGCCCCGGCCAGCGACGCCACCACCGAGGCCCTGCTGCGCACCCCGGTGGCGCGGCTCGACCTGCACCCGGTCGGTCCCCTGGCCGAGCACCTGCAGACGGTAGAAGCCAACCTGGCAGCTCGAGCAATTGCCTTCCGCCCGGCCTGGTACCTCGGCACGGGTGGCGATGACTTCTGGACCGCCGACCGAGCGGTCAGCATCAACATCCCCTACTGCTACGCGAATCCAGTTCTCTGGAGGCTCGCCAACCGCAGCGCGCGCTCTGCCTACACGCCCGAGGAGATGCTGAAGACCCTGCGCCACGAGGCCGGGCACGCTCTCTGCTACGCCTTCGAAATCTGGCGGGAGGCGGGCTGGCAGGAGGTCTTCGGGGACTCGCGCGCGCCGTACCTAGAGGAATTCACGCCGGTGGAGGGCAGCCGGGACTTTGTTGAGTACCTGGTAGGCGTCCGGGCCCACTACGCGCAGAAGCATCCGGACGAGGATTGGGCCGAGACGTTCGCATGCTGGCTCGATCCAACTAGCAACTGGAGGCAGCAATACGCCGGGTGGCCGGCAGCCATCCGCAAGCTCGAATACGTAGACGCATGCTGGGCGGCCGGGAAGTTCGCGGGGCAGGCACCCAACACGTATCTCGGCCGGCGCGAGCCATACCAGATGGAGACCCGCACGGTGGCAGTCGCGCTCGAGATCGGCACCGCAGCCCCGCCCCTAATGGCGCCCACGGGCTGGAGCCAACACGCCGAGCTTTTGCGCCAGGAGCCCGCCGCTTACAACGCGGTGGTGCTACACGAGGCGCACTTCGCCCAGCTCGGGCGCTTCGCCGGGCCCACCCCGGACGCCGCACTAAGCGACCGCCTGCTGTTCGAAGCCAACCTCACCTGGGGCTCGTGGGAGTCATACCTTCTGGACCTGCGGCTGTGCTGTGCGGCCAGCTCGGAAGGGTGGGCGTTGACGGTGTGGGACGAACGACGCGGGCGGATGCGAAATGCCATGATCGATGGGAATGGGGCCGTGCCGGTGGGCTGCCGAGTGCTACTGGCGATCGACACCTTCACGCACTCCTATGCGCTGGACTTCGGTATCGGCAAGCACCTCGGCATCGCGGCGCAGTTCGAAAACGTGGAATGGCCAGTCGTGGCGGCGCGGCTGGAGGTCGCAAGCCCGGCCCCAGTCATGATCGTGCAGACGTTCCCAATTGGCGAAGAGGTGGGCGATCCAGACGCAATCGGCGAACCACGCGGCGCAGGTCGCGCCGGTCTCCAGGCAGGAGAAATAGTGCCTAAAACCTGTCGCGGCGGGCGCATCACCGTGAGGCCATCGTGACGTCCGCCTTCGGAACCCTACGCAAGCGGATGATGTTTCTGTGCTGCTGCCCGAGCTGCATTTCCGCTTTCCCGGAGCGGCAGAAGCAGTTTCAAAGGGCCAAGAGGATGCTCCATCAGGACGAGATCCTGCGCCCGCGCAAGGCGAAGCCGACGAAGGAAGAGGCGTCTTGAACCTACGCTTCTGGATCCCAGGCCCATTGCCCGGAATGAACGAGATGATCGACGCGGCGAAAGGCTGCGGCGGTCGAGGCATGGCCTACTCGGCGATGAAGTCCAAGTGGACGAACGACATCGCACTGCTTGCCATGGCCGCGCGTCTCCCCAAGGGCATGGCGCGCATCAGGCTTGAATTCGAGTGGATCAGCGTGAACCGCCAGCACGACCCCGACAACATCGAGGCAGCGCAGAAGTTCGTTTGGGATGCGCTGTCCGCCCCACGCAAGGGCAAGGCAGGTGCCGGAGTCATCGCCAACGATGGCTGGGACCAGAACGCGGGGAGCTCGCACCAGCACACCATCGGGGACAAGCCTGGCGTTTGGGTGACCGTGGTGGACTGCTCGATCACCGATGGAAGTCGAACGCGCACGCCGCTGCTTCTGCCCGCGTCACCGAGGGTGGACGGAACGTACCGAGGGCCAACCAAGGCGCTCGCACCCTGCGTGCACCGAGGATAGCGCATGGCGAACCCGACCATCAAACTCCAGAGCATCCCAGTATGGGAAGAGCACTGGCCAACTCCGCGGCTGCTGGAAGAACAGGAGACTAACCCCCGCTCATTCGAGCGGGGTTAGGCTTCCGTCAGTCCGCCTTCACCGATTCCGAGCGCCTCTTTCCTCACTTCGAAGACTGCCACACGCCGGGCATCGTCGTGGGCGAGATCATCCGTCGGGCCTGGCCAACCTTCGTCGGTGTGGATCTTGCGGGTACCAAGCGCCCGGGCAACGTTATCTACGTGGCTTCGGTCGACCCAACCACGCAGCGGCGCTACCCCCTGGAGATTCTCTGCGGCGCCTGGAAGAGCCCCGAGGTGGCTGCGCAGCTCGCCGGGGTCCACGCCCGCCACCCGAACCTGCGGGTCATCATGGTGGAAAACAATGGCTACCAGCAGAGCCTTGTCGACTGGATCAAGCAGACGCCGGGGGACAATTCCTACTGGTTCATGGTCGAGAGCTATACCACTGGCTTCGACAGCAAGGTCAACCCGGTCTATGGACTTCCAGGGCTCGACATCGAATTCAAGAACAAGGCGTGGGTCATCCCGTCGGCTGAGTTCGAAGGCCACCCGCCGCACTGCCGATGTGGGTGGTGCGTCTGGAAGGGCGAGGTCCACGACTACCCGATGGGCGCAACGACAGACTGCGTGATGGCAATGCACTTCTGTCGCGAAGCGATTTCGAAATGGGGCACAGGCGGGAACCTGGGCGTGGGCGGCACGGGCGGAATTCAGGGCCTCAACGACCGCTGAGCAGCCAATCTGGCGCCGTACTTCGCCGAGCACTCCGGATTCATCCTCCATCCGTGGTCTTGTGCGATCGGTACTGAGGCGAGTATCATTCGGTAGTTACCGACTCGCTCCCGACTCCCCACCGAGCCAGACCCTATTCGGGTTCGGTGGCAAGCAAAACTGGAGGATTTGAGATGCCAGACTCGCCCGACACGACAAACCCACCTACGTCCGTCCCCCTGACAGAGGCGCCTACCCCAAACGTGCCCGCAGGAAAAAGCAACAAAGGGCGAAGGTTTTCCCACGAGGAATGGGACGAATGTTTTCAGGCGTGGCGCGGCGGCGAGCGCAACAAGACCCACTTGGCGAAGCGCTTCAAGTGTGCCCCTGACACGATCCACAAGTTCGTCGAGAAGGGACTGCCGGTAAATGGCTGGCCGTCGTTCAAGGACCGGCTTCGAATCGAGCAGGGTGTGTCCCAGCAGACGCAGGCCAAGATCGCCGAGAACATCGCGAAGACCGTCACGGATGAATACGGCCAGGTCAAGGAGGAGACGATGAAGCTACTGCGCGTGCTGCGCGCTGCCTGCACGGTCCAGGTGCAGAAGATGCTGCGCATTCTCGAAGCCACGCCAATGACCCGCCAGGCAGTCAACTACTCGACCAACGAGCAGGGAGCCATGGTACGCAAGACAGTCGAGCGCCCGCTGGACGCGGTAGAGGTTGCATCGGTCGCACGAGCGCTCAGTACCGCCATCTCGGTCACGAGCAAGATGGAATCCCTGTGGCTTGGCGGGCCCACCGAACGCATCGAGAACGTGCCCGAGAGCGAGAAGATCTCGCAGGCAGATCTCGACTACATCAATACGCACGATGGCGAGCTACCTCCAGGGATGACCATCGAGCAGTTCATCGCCAAGGGAGCGCGGGCTTACGGCGTCACGCTTGGTCAGCCGCAGAACTAGCGACCATGTTGGAAGCGGGCCACTACCAGCCACCCAGAGAGGATGACTTCGTCAGCGCGCTATCCAAGATCCAGGAACGCGCCAAGCGAGCGAGGGAGAATTTCGACGTCTACGTTCCGATGGTCTGCCGCGACAATTTCGGAAACGCCATTCACCTTGCGGCGATTCATCGAGCTTGGATCAGGCACATCAACTACTGCTGGCCGCGCGGTTTGCGAGCGTTGATCCTTGCGCCATTCGGCCATGGAAAGAGTTCCTCGCTTGCGGTCCCTCTTTGCTCGTGGCTGATGGGCCGAGACATCACCGCCCGCATCAAGATCATTACGAACGACGATCCGTCTGCGGTGAAGCGTGTCGGTGCCTGCAAACGCACAATCGAGAGCCCGGCCTACCGGCAGGTCTTCCCGGAGGTCAAGCGCGGTGATCGATGGACCGACCACGAGCTCTACCTGCGCAGGTCCGGGTACTCGACCATTGACCCGAGCCTTCACGCCCGCGGGGTGAACACCACCGGTATTGGCTCGCGTGCCGACTACGAGATTCTGGACGACGTAGTGGACCAGCGGAACGCCATGGACCCGGCCCAGCGGAAGAAGGTGCTCGACCTACTGGAAGGCACCTGGCTGAACCGTTTGGAGCCAACTGGTAAGGTTCTCGCGATCGGAACGGCCTGGCACCAGGGGGATGCCCATCACGTACTCATGCAGCGGGCCGGCTGGTGCACCCTCATCCACCGGGTCAGCCTGGATTGCACGTGCATCGAGCAGGAGGTCCTCGGTGCCAAGGATGGCGAGTATCCGATTGGCTGAACGACCGCTGACCCTAGACAGCCGAACGCCCCGCCTTTACTTGCATAGGACGGGGCGCTAGACTGCCTTTGTGGAAAGCGTTGGAGAAAGACTCCCACGGTTGGTCCTTGCCGTCAAGCCAGGATCCGAAAGGGCACCTTCGCGGGGTGCTGATGCGGCGCAAGCCGCGTTCTGTTCACGGGACAAGCCCAGCCAGGGCAAGAAGCTGCGATCTGCAAGTGCCTCTACCAGCGGGAGCGAGCGTCGCAAGCCCGGCGCTCGGAGAGGGCTCGGGTGCTGCTCGCAAGCATCCTGGCAGAAGCCAAGCCGACCACCAGAGGCCAACGCGGGTTAATCCCCTTCCCGTGCGCTAGCAGTCTGTCGGCGTCCCCCATACGTGTTCGAAATCTCCTCAGCCAAGGAGGAGGGGAATCTGGCTATGCCTGCCGCCTGTCAGAACTAGCACCACTAGCGAAACTACCTTGACCGCACCCGTTACGTGTGCCATATGTAGGCGTGTGAGGTCACAAAATGGGAACCGCGGGAAGAAGCTACAGCTGGAGTTTGGATCAGGATAGGGCCTGCGCTTGCGGGGTGCGCGACTGCGCCCTGGTTGGAACGCTCGCGCACGAACGGCGCCTTGCCCTCATCGCCGCCCAGGAGCGCGCCTTTGACGAAGCCACCCGCATGGCCAACATCAGGCGGCCTTTGCTTCTGGCCGGCGACTTGGACTTGACCGAAGGCGCCAGCGCGGCGTAGGCTGAGGTCTCTGGTCCTTTCTGGTGTGGATGCCCCTGGGCGGTTTGGTCGCCGTCCAGGGGCCAGTTTCGTTCTGGGGGTTGACGGCTGGTCGCGAGTCTGGCAGGTTGTGGACAGATGTTCGCGATCAAGCTCCTCCGCGTAGTTCTCGGCATCGGCCAGAGAGAATTCTCCCGGCGCTCGGGCGTCAGCATCCGCGAGCTGGCGCGCATCGAGGCGGCCGAGGTGCTGCCCCGGCGGGACGTCGCGCAGAAGATTGACCGGACGTTCGAGCAGTACGTGCTAGAGCGGGCGGCGGCGGCCATCTCGGCAGACAGGTTGGCGGCGATGCCGAGGGCGGGCGCATGATTACGGCGGGAGGAGACGCGGTGCCAGCACCGAAAGCCAAGCTAGTACCTATAACGCAGCTCAAGCCCCACCCGCGTAACTACCGCGCGCACCCGGACGACCAGCTCGATCACCTCGTCGAGAGCATCAAAGAGCACGGATTCTACCGAAACGTAGTGGCGGCCAAGGACTGGACGATCTTAGCGGGACACGGGGTCGTTCTCGCCGCCAAGAAGCTCGGGCTGCCCGAAGTATCGGTCATTCGCTTGGATCTCGACCCTGAGGATCCGCGCGCGCTGAAGCTACTCGTCGGGGACAATGAGCTTGGGCATCTCGCCGAAATCGACGACCGCGCACTCACCGAGCTACTCAAGGGCATCAAAGATCTTGACGTCAACGGCCTCCTGGGGACCGGATACGACGAGGCTATGCTGGCGAATCTCGTCTTTGTCACCCGTCCGGCATCCGAGGTTCGTAGCCAGAACGAAGCGGGCGAGTGGGCGGGAATGCCGGACCTCGGCCAGAACCCGGAGAAGTTTCAACTGGTCATCACGTTCGGGAGCGAGGACGACCGGGAAGCGTTTGTAAAGCAACAGGCCCTGACGATTTCCAAGGTAGCTGGGCGCGTGTCGAGCTGCTACTGGCCAGCGGATAGTCGGCAGGATCTGAAGTCTCTACGCTTTGAGGATTCACCGTGAGCGAGAAGCATCTTCCTCGCTATCCCATCTATATCCCGTCGAAGGGACGCTCCGATCAGTGCGCAACCGGGTCGTTCCTACTCAGCGACGGTGTGCCCTTCCGGCTTGTCGTAGAGCCCCAAGAGCGGGACGCCTATGCGGAGAAGTTCGGTGAAGATCGCGTCCTCGTACTTCCCTGGAACAATCCCGGTAGCGTTATCCCGGCGCGTAACTGGATCAAGGAGCACGCGACCGCCGAAGGCCACAAGCGCCACTGGCAACTAGACGACAACATCTCGTACATCATGCGGTACTGGAACGGACAGCGCATCCGGTGCGCCGCAGGTGCCGCGCTCGCGGCGACTGAGGACTTCGTCGACCGCTACGAGAACATCGCGATTGCCGGCCTAGAGTACGTGATGTTTGCGATCAAGGTCACGAAGCCGTTCACCTTGAATACGCGGATCTACTCCTGTTCTCTCGTCCTCAATAGCCTGCCTCATCGGTGGCGAGGTCGATACAACGAGGATACGGATATCTGTCTTCAGGTCCTGGCCGACGGCTACTGTACTGTTTTAGTCAACGCATTCCTCGTCCAGAAGATCGGAACGATGGTAGTGAAGGGCGGAAACACCGCGACGATCTACGGCGGCGATGGGCGTCTGAAGATGGCGAGGAGCCTGGAACGCCTATGGCCAGGTGTCGTCTCGGTCGACAGACGCTTCAAGCGTCCCCAGCACGTTGTGCGCGATAGTTGGCGGCGGTTCGATACCCCCCTGAAGCGTCGGGACGATATAGACTTCGAGGCGATAGGGCCGAGCGAGTACGGCCTGGAGTTGAAGCAGGTAGGATCGGAAGTACGAAGCCATCGTCTCCGCCAATTACTGGAGAAGGCGAACGAGAAGAGGAGCCCCAATGTCTGACCCCCGCGAAATGAACGACACCCCCGCCAGCCACGAGAAGCCCAGCACCTTCCCCTTCGACGTAGTGATGCTGAAGCGCACCGCGAGCGAGACCACCTGCCTGCCTGCCGATTTGAAGCGCATCCGGGTCATGGCTGCCTACACGCTAAGCGCCATGTATGACCCGCTGGTCGTAGCCGAGGAGACGGAGTACCGGGTCATTCACACCACCCCGCCCGGCCACGAGACGCAGATTGAGATGGCGGCCCGGTCGAGGTCCTACAACGGCAACGAGACCGACAAGAAGAAGATCGGTTTCGAGGACCCCATGCCGCTCATGCGACCGCTCGGTGACGGCAAGTAGAACCACGCCAACCCTCAACCCGAAAGGCACCCACCATGCTCAAGCTCCGACCGTACTACAAGCACGCCCGCATCCGCGCCCACGTCGCGGGAACCAACTATACGCCCAAGCAGCTCGCAGCCGTCTACGGGATGCCCATGAACGCGACCGTTGGCGCGGGCAAGAAGATCGCAGTCATCGAGCTCGGGGGAGGCTTCGACCAGCCGGCGCTGACCGCCTACTTCAAGGCGCTGGGCTACCCCAACGTGGCGCCGGTGGTCTTCCACTCTGTCCAGGGGGCGACCAACCAGCCGGGCGATGCCAACGGTGACTACGTCGAGGTCATGCTGGACCTGTGCGTGGCCGGTGGAATGGCCCCCGGTGCGGAGCTGCACTGCTACATGGCGCCCAACACAGACATCGGATTCCTGGTGGCCATTGGACAGGCCATCACGGACAAGATGGACTGCATCTCGATTTCGTGGGGCGGGTCCGAGGACAGCTGGGACGCGGCTGCGATCACGAGCTTCAACAACGTCTTCCAGGCGGCCGCAGCGGCTGGCGTCACGGTCACGTGCGCGGCCGGGGACAACGGTTCGAGCGACGGCGAGACGGGCAACCACGTCGACTTCCCATCGTCTTCGCCATTCGTGCTTAGCTGCGGCGGTACGAGCCTGCCCGCGCTTTCTCCCAACGCCGAGGTCGTCTGGAATGACGGCAGCGCTGGCGGAGCGACCGGCGGCGGCGTGAGCGCGTTGTTCCCGCTCCCGACCTACCAGGCCAAGGCCGACGTGCCGGGCAACAAGATGCGCGGCGTTCCCGACGTCGCGGGCTGCGCCGACCCCAACACAGGCTGGAACATCGTGATCGATGCGAGCGGCAGCCACACCGTCGTGGGCGGCACTAGCGCGGTGGCTCCCATGTGGGCGGCCATCGCGGCGTACCTGGCGGCGAGTCTCGGGCACAGCAACGGAGACCTGAGTGCCATCCTGTACGCGCTCCCAGCGGGCGCCATGCGGGACATCACGTCGGGCAATAACGGCACCTACGTGGCCAAGGCCGGGTACGACTGCTGCACGGGCCTCGGCGCGCCGGTGGTGAGCAAGCTACTCGCGGCCCTGCAACCGCAGCCGGTCCCCGTGCCGGTACCGATCCCAACCCCACCGCCACCCGCACCCGCACCCACACCGACCTCTACGCGAACCATCGTGGTCACCGGCACCGGGCTGGGCGTCACGGTGGACGGCAAGACCGTCTAGCCAACGGTGTGATAGGCTTCAGCCAGGAGGTCACGATGCCCACCGAACGCAAGCACGACTGCGAGGGAGACTGCGACCATACCCCGAAGTTCGAGCCGCACCCGCCGCTCGACAAGGGCGAGACGGCTGAGCCGAAGCACGTCGAGGCGCAGCCGCTGCCACCCATCGTCCCCCTGGGTTCCTGATGGCGCTATCTGACGGCACGACGTTCAATCCCGAGGAATTCGCCCGCACGATGCAGGCCCTCAAGGAAGGAACGTCTGCCGCCGATACACCGCTGCGCCCGGTATTCGACCCGGTCCAGCATCGCGAGGTAGTGGCGGACGCCCAGCACGGCCGGCGCGTCGAGCAGTTCAAGCAGGCACTCGAACGGGCGGGCTTTTCGTACTGGCCAGCAAACAGTATCCCGCCCGGCTGCGAGTCGACGAACCCGCTGGAGCCCTCGCGGCCCATCCTTGAAGGGCAGTGGCGGCGACCGGCGGACAAGCAACTACCCAAGCGCCTGGCGCTGACCGATTCGCAGGTCACTGCCTGGTTCTCTGGACCGGAGGCTTTTTGGCGATGGATCAAGGACATGGTGAATCAGGAGCGGATTCGGCAGCACCAGCTGGAGAGCCAGCGGAAGATCCAGGCGTTCGTCCCACGATAGCGCGGGTCTTCGCCGACACGCTCCCGGTCCCGACCGTCACCAATATGGACGGCGTGCCGGTGGAGCTGGACGCCAATGTGGCGGCGATTCGCCCGAGCTGGTGGAACAGGCTGTGGGGCAAGGCGCTGCACGCGGCTATCATCCCCACGCCGCCCAGTGATAGGATGTCAGGCGGAGAGCAGCTATGAAGGAAATCCAGCTCAGCCAAGGCAAGGTGGCCCTCGTCGATGACGAGGACTTCGAGGCAATCGCTGCGCACAAGTGGAGCGCGCATCGACAAAGGAATACCTTCTATGCTCATAGGAGTGTACGCCGTCACGGAGGAGGGTGGACGCAGGAGACGATGCATCGGGTAATTCTCGCGCGCAAACTTGGGCGACCAATTGCTGATGCTATGCTTACGGACCACGGGAATGGCGACGGGCTCGACAATCGGCGCAAAAACCTGGACGAGGTAACGACGGCTCAAAATCTTCGGAATTGCAGCCGTCGCGTGAAAAACCCGTCGAGCCAGTATCTTGGGATCACCTTGGATAGGGCAAAAAGGAAATGGCGAGCGCAAATCATGGTCGCCGGTAAACAACACTACCTTGGGATCCACGCGACCGAGCTGGCCGCCGCCCAGGCACGCGAGACATTCATCAATACGCATCCCGAGTTAAACGCGCGGTCGAACTTCCCGAGCGCAGGAGAGACTCCATGAGCACGACGGCGCAGACCGCGAACGTCTCGGTCAGGATCCCGCTGGCAGCGGACATCAAGCAATACTTTTTTGACCAGGCTGTGGTTGGGGAGACGCAGCGCTTCCGCCAGATCAACAGGTACGAGGCGCACTACCTCTGCACACAATATCTGCATCAGCCATATGACTGGTCTGGCCTGCCCGCCGATGCGGCCGAGACCGTCAGCCCGAACGTCCAGGTGCCGATCGGATGGAACCAGCCAGCCCTGAACCTACTTGCCCGCCAGAAGCGTCCCACGGCTCCCTACCACCTCGCGAAAGCAATCGTCGACCGCTTCACCGGCCTGCTGTTCAGCGACGCGCGCAAGCCGGACGTCGAGGTCGAAGGCGACCCGGACACCGACGACTTCCTTCACGCCTGCATGGAGCAGATGCGCTTCTGGGCGCGGTGGCGTGAGGCGCGCGCGATCGGCGGGGCCTGCGGCTCGGTAATGGTGACCCTGCACCTGAAGCGCGGCCGTTTCGTGATGCAGGCCCACAACCCGAAGCACGTGCAGATTCTCTGGAAAGATCGGCGCGCCCTCGAACCCCTGGCGGCGCTCATCATCTACCGCTACCCGCAGGAGGAGTTCGTCACCGACCCGAAGACCGGCGAGATGACCAGCCGGGTGGTCGAGTACCTGTACCGGCGAATCATCACCGACCAGGACGACACCGTCTACAAGCCGGTGAAGATCGAACCCGCGGCGAATCTCGCCTGGGAGGTGGAGTCGACGGCCGAGCACGGCCTCGGAGTTTTCCCAGGCGTGTGGATTCAGAACAAGCCGGTCATCGAGCAAGAGGACGGCGACCCAGACTGCCAGGGCGCGTGGCAATCCTTCGACACCATCGATCGCCTGTTGAGCCAGATGAATAAGGCGCTGCTGCTGAACCTCGACCCCACGCTGGTGCTCAAGATCGATCCGAAGGAGCTACTGGCCATGGGCGGCTCGGTGCGAAAGGGCAGCGACAACGCGCTCTACGTGGGCAGCCAGGGCGACGCCAAGTATTTGGAGATGATCGCCAGCGGTGTCGAAGCCGGCCACAAGCTGGTCGACCGGCTCAAGCAGAACATCCTCGACGTCACCCGCTGCGTGCTGGCCGACCCGGAGAAGCTCTCAGGCGCTGCCCAATCGGCGAAGGCGATGGAGTACATCTACGCGCCCATGCTGGAACAGGCCGACGAGTTCCGCAGCCAGTGGGGCGACTGCGGGGTGATTCCGATCTTGCGCCTGGCCGAGATGATGGCGCGGAAGTTCCACGGCGCCGAAGTCCAGCGCGGCGACGAGACGGTCGTACTCGAGCTCGACCTGCCGAAGAAGTCGGACGGCTCGCCGCGGGTGCTCGGGCCGGGCGGCTGGATTCGCCTCAAGTGGGGCGCCTACTTCTCGCCCACCGAGACAGACAAGCAGATGCAGGTCACGACGATCGTCTCGGCGAAGACCAGCGAGCTGATTGACAGCGAGACGGCAATCAACCAGGCGGCGCCCATCTTCGGGGTGCAGGACTCGGCGGCAATGATTGAGAAGATCGAAAAGCAGAAGGCGGACGAGTCGGCGCAGATGTTCGGCAACATGGACGCGCCACCACCGGCGGACAAGAACGAGCCACCGGCACCGCCGGCCGGGCAGGGGGGGAAGCCCTAGTGCTGCGCATCGCGATCGATCTGGACAAGACGCTGGTAGAAGGCCCGCCGCTTCGCCTCCGTGCTGGTGCGGCCGATGCCTTGCGCGCGTTCAAGGCGGTAGGCCATCACCTGACTCTTCACTCGGCGCGCTCCACCCCTGACGGCGCCGCACCGGTGCTGGAAGATGAAGCCGGGCGCTTCTGGCAATACGGCGAGGTTCCGGCCCGTACCCGGTTCCAATGGGATCTCTTCGACGAGATGCGGGCGTTCCTGAAGTCGGTCGGGCTTTGGGAACTTTTCGACGATGTGTGGACAAGTCCGGGCAAGCCGCTTGTCGATGCCTTCATCGACGATTTGGCACTGCCACCCGACTGGGCGATCTTAAAACGGCAATTCGGAGGGACCAATGGCTGACTTTTCAAACTGGGCGCAGCGACGCACAGGGCGCGGCCAGAGACAGCCAGAAGAACCGCGCCAGCCCCAGCAGCAGGCCGCCGCGCCGACCTTGCCGGTTCCGCCTCCCGGATACGCGTGGGGGCTGCACAACGGCGGCTACATCCTCGTGCCGCTCGGTGGGCAGCAGTCCGCTCCCGCGCAGTCCGCCTTCGTGCCGCCGCCGCGCCAGCCATCGGGCCTGCGGCCGTTCGTTGGACAGCCGGTCACCAGCCAGTTTCCGCCCGGCTACGCCACCGCGCGAGTCGAGACCTGCGTGCTGGTCAAGCCGGCGGACAAAGACCCATACGCGGAACTGCTGGCGAATCTGCCCGACCTGGTGCCGGACAACGGCGGCTACGACGCCATGGCGGGAAATCCCAATCCACTGACTCTGCAGGAGTGCGGGCAGACCAGCGAGTTCGCGATGTCCCAGGACGGCCAGCCAATGCGGGCATTCCCTGAGGGCGCCGTGCTGGCCCGCGGGTCCGTGCCCTTGAAGGGAGCAGGCTGATGGCACGCAAACTAGAAGGCTGGGCCCGCCGCAAGATCAAGGCAGGACGTCGCGCCGCCGGCAAGGCGATGTCGGACGCCGACGTGGTGGCAACGATACAGCGGGAGGCCAAGGAACACGGAACCACGTTGGAGAAGGATGGGAAAGGTGGGGTTGATCCCAGAATCGCCTTGACCGTGTTCAGGCGCGATCACTGGCGCTGCAGTAACGAACATTGCCCGACACCCCAGAAGGATTTGACGTTGGACCACATCTCTGGGCACCCCAAGGAGATCGCAAAGGATCCGGAGGCGAAGAACCGGAAGGATCTGAAGCAAGGGATTGCGCTTGGTCACGTCAATGATCCCAAGGCTCTTCACGCGATCTGCGCCGCGTGCCATGACGAAGTGCACGAACGTGAGCGGGCCATCGAGAACGGCAAGACGCCGCCGCCCATGCGAGGGACCGGCAAGAAAGACGAGTAGCCGGTGCCGTCCTCCATCGTCGCAAAGGTGATCAATCTGCACCGCGCCCAACTTCAAGGGGTGATCGAGCTGGGCGGCATCCGCAAGGTGCGGTCCCTCTACGAGACCGTGCGGTCCGAGCTCGAAGCCGAACTGGCAGACCTGCGCCGAGGCGGCAAGGACCAGTCCTTCACGGCGTTCCACCTGCGCCTGGTGCTGCTGCAGGTGCGCGACGGCCTGAAGGTCTTTCAGACGGGCCTCGCCACCGAGCTGGACAACAACGGCCTGGCGACTGCGACCCTTGCCCAGCGGCACGTCGTCGGCGCCATCAAAGCGTTCGAGAAACGCTTCGCTGGGACCGAGCCCGTGCTGCGGCTCGAAGAGGCCGGCGTGTTCGCGAAGGTGTACCGGGATGTCGAGCCCACGCTATTGCACCGCTACCACAAGCTGACCGCGAACTACCCGATGCCCACGCTCGAACGGGTGAGGAACCAGCTCGCGTTGTCCATGATCAAAGGCGAGGGCGTCGACCAGACCGTGAATCGCATCGCCGCGAAGGGCGGGCTTTTCGACCGCGAGAAGTGGCGCGCAGAACGGATTGTCCGTTCGGAAGGCGCGTGGGCCTATGGAGTCACGAACCAGCGCGCGCTCGCCGAGGTTGCCCCGCAGGTTCCTGGCCTGATGAAAAAGTGGGTCGAGACGATGGATGCCCGCACCGGTGAAGATTCAAAGGAATTGCAGGGGCAAACCGTCGCGTGGGATGCCCCCTTTGTTTGGATGAAAAAGACGGCGCACGGGGTGGAACGAGTCGAGATGATGCACGGCCCCAATCGCCCGAACGACAGAAGCTGCATCGTGCCATGGCGTCAAGACTATCACGGCGCCCCCGCGCACCCCGGCCCGGTCGACCCGACAATGCCGCGCGGGCTGTAGGTTACCGAATCCGGTGCCCCGGCCCGGCCTGCAGATAACCCCAGAGTCCGAACCAGTTCATCAGCCAGCCGACGGTCACGAGGGCCAACACCACGATGATGATTGTCCGTATCCTGCCATCCATGGGAACGTAGGCAAGGACAACACCGACGAGAATCAACACCAAGACCAAACCTACGATCGACATGAGGGCACCTGCTTTCGGGATGCAGCTTAGCACGCTCGACGAATTGGCATTTGACGGAGCCGGCAAACCCGTGACAGGATGTTCACCATGGTGGCCGGAAAAGAGTCTGGACGACTTCACCCTTCGGTGAACGCCGAGACGCCTACAGAAATCGAGCGCGAAGTGCGCCAGCCCGGCGATGCCAACTACCTGCGCGAGGCGCGCATCGCCAGCGGTGGGCTCGACGACGACCCGACCGATAGCGGTTCGGTAGTGAAGAACCGCCACAGCTCCGCGAATTTGAAGGGAGGCCGTTGATGCCAACACCCCGCGAAATTGCTCTCAAGGTCAACGAGTCTTCCCTCTTTGCCGACGGTGAGCAGGGCTACGACGCCGAGGCCGGCTGCCCGACTGCCGACGCTGGCAAGCGGCCCGCGCCCGACTACGCCGCGAATCCCGTCAACCCGCCGACGCCCGCTGCGCCGGCTCGCAACCTCAAAAGGTGATACATGGCCGACCTTCAGCACGACTATGGTGATTGGGCCGCCCGCAAGGCCGGCAAGTCTGGGAAGCCCGGCCAGGGCGCGCAGCCCCAAGGCGGCGAACAGCAGCCGGGCGAGAACGACACTGGCGAGAACCAGGTCGAGGGCGAGGCGCCTCCGCCCGCGCACGAGTGCGTGAGCCACGCCGCCCAAGAAGTTACCGAGGCCATCGAGATGCTCGAAAAGGCCAAGGGGCAAGTCGAGGATGCCGATGCTGTGCAGAAGCTCATCGACGATCTGACCGTAGCCCAGCAGGAAGCGACCGAACTGGCGAAGGAGCTGGAAGAGGCGGCGGGCGAAGCGGAAGAAGACGACGAGGACGAAGGCGACACGCCCGAACCCGAAGCGGTTTAGCGGCGCAAGATCAACAGCAACGGAGGGCACCATGGCCACCGAAGAATCTGGAAAAGGCGAACCGAAGGATCCCCTGGACGACTACGACCGGACGCATGGCGCGCCCGACAACGGCCCGCCCAAGATCAGCGAAGCTGATGCATGGGGGACCAAGCTCAATCCTGTTCGAGAGACCCCGCTCGCCGGTAGCGGCCTGAAGTCCGTCTAATGGCCCAGTCGGTCACCATATGGCACAGCGGGGCCGTGACGGGCCAGCCCTTGGCCGTTCCCGGTGGGCCTTCGCTGTCCGACATGATGAACACGTCCTTCAACGGGACGTATTCGGCCTCGCAGTCCAGCCGCTTGAGCGTTGTTGGGGCCACAGATTTGGTTCCTTTCTCGGTGGCGTTCGGCTCGGTTACCAAGGCGCGATTCATTGGTATGCGGGTCATCAACGGCTCGTCCATCAAGGCTCTTCTCACCAGTCCATCCGGCACCGACCAGGCCCTCAAGACCAGTTCGATGTTGCTTTGGCATTCTCCCAACTCGGGCGACGAGATCACTGCGATCAAACTCGTCGGCACCGCGGACATCGAACTTTTGATCGCTGGCGACGTTTCCTGATCTCTGGAGGTTCCCCATGTCTTCCTCTTCCATCCAAGCAGTCCTCGATTCCGGCAACATCAACCAGCTCGGCGATGCCGCTGAGAAGCTCGGGCTCGGCACCTTGCTCGCCTACGCGGCTTCAAAGATGGGCTACACCGAGACCGGCATTGCCGTGACGTCGAACGTCTCGACGCTCGCAAACCCCCCGACCTCGGCTGGCCTCTTCCAGTGCGTGGTGGCGACCGTCTCGGGCGGCTCGGCAACCGGTGTCAAGAAGCTGCGTCGGGGCCCGGTCAGCGGATCGGGCGCGCTGGTTCCTGCGGCTGGCGAGTGCATCTGGGATGGTGGCAAGAAAGTTCTCTTCGCCGCCGCCGACCTCGCGCTCACCGCCAGCTTCACCTACGCGGTGGCAACCGATCTCGCTTCGAGCTTGCTGGCCGATCTTCCTTCCGGTCAGTCCACGCTGTAGTTCGTCATCTTTCCATTCTTCCAAAACATCTAAACCATTCGGAACCTCCGCACGCTGCCACCGAGCGGGATATCGGCGAGTATAGGAGACACCATGGCTGACCAACTTCCCCTTACGACAGATCCCAATGCTTCCGCTCAAGCGGCTGCACCTCCCGTTGTGGCTGCGCCCGCCGCGCCGCCGGCTCCAAGGCCGAGGGGAACGAATGCAACTCCACCCAAACCAAGACCGCATCAGTCAGGCCGACGTAAGGGATGGACAAATGTTGAAGGGGTTAATATACCGGAGGCCGCCTTCATCAACCGTGTCCGTATGGAAGCTGCGAGGCTGCTCAAGAAACAGACCGGAATGAGCCTGGAGGAAGCGACGGAGTTCATCAAGTCAAAAGGCGTTGTTCCTGCTGGCGGCGGGCAGTCATCGGCAACCAACACAGCAACCCAAGCTCTGACTGAGCTACGTCGTGAGAATGACAAGCTCAAGAAGAACAACGAGCGCATGACACGTGAGAGTGCGCAGAAGATCAAGCACTTCGAGAAGAAGCTGCGCAACTCCAACGACGCCCGCGTGGAGGCAGAACTCCGGGCCGATGCGCGGATGGCCGGCATCACAGATCCAGACTACGCGATCACGCTGTTCGCGCGTGCCGTGGGCAAGGACGGCACGTTGCAGCCCGAGACGTTCTTTGCCGGGCTGAAGGCAACGCACGCACATCTTTTCGTTGCCGCCGCCCCGGCGCCAGCTCCGCCCAAGGTAGTCGTAGCACCCACTACGACGCCGCCCGAGTCGCAGGCTACCGGCGAAGTGAAGCCCAAGGCCGCCACTGCTGGCGAACCGGTAGCGGAGAAGCACGCAGAGCAAGATAGTCCCCAGGAGTTCGCCGCACGGCAAAGGAGCCACGGCTATGTACCTGGGATGTAGCGAAAGGTTTCGGATTTGATCCCCCGGTTGGAACGAGCGCGCCGAGGGGTCCAGTTGACGGATGCGTCGATTCGTGAGATCCCTTTGATCGTGCGCTCGCCCCAACGTAATAGGAGTTGACCCATGGCAAACTTCCCCGACGGTTCAATCGTCAACACCAGTTTCAACGCTGGCGTCGTCTCGGCCATCCAGGACCGAACGCTGCAACGGACTTTCCGCGACCCTCTGTTCCCGCGCCTGCTCTTCCGGCTCGAAGCCGTGGCGGAGCTCTGGCCGGTGAACTTGGGCGCGAACCAGACGTTCACCCGTGCGGGGCTGATCCAACCTTCCACGAGGCCGCTCGACCCGAGCAAGGAAGTGCCCACGGTGCAGTACCCGATCGAACAGTGGGAAGCGACGGCGCAGCAGTTTGGCCGCGCGATCGATACCCACATGCCCACCAGCTACGTGACGCTGGCCTCGCAGTACCTGCGCAACATGCACCAGCTCGGCGTGCACGCGGGCCAGTCGATCAACCGCACCGTGCGCGACAAGCTCTACAACTGCTACGTCGCGGGGAACACGGTCGCCAACGGCGCCTACGGTCCCGGAACGGCAATGCCGGTCAAGAACCTTGCGGGCTTCACTCGCAAGCTGTTCAACGGGCGGCCGACCATCGTCAGCGCTTCCAACCCGCTCGCCATCACGGTCAACGGTGTGGCGTACACCTGCACGGGCTTCACCTCTGACATCGCAGGCGACGAGATCCACAGCGGCACCCTGACCCTCACCGCGAACGTGACGACCCTGGACCGGCAGGCGGTGCTGGCTGTCAACCGCTCGCAGATCCTCTACTCGGGCGGCGGCACCCGCGTCGACGACGTGGCCTCGACCGATCAGTTCCGGATGGCCGACATCCGGGCCCAGCTCGCCCAGCTCCAATTCGACAACGTGCCGACCCACGAGGACGGGACGTACCACTATCACCTCGACCCGATCTCGCAGTCGCAGATCTTCGGTGACAACGAGTTCCAGCGGCTCAACCAGTCGATGCCCGACTACATCCACTACCGCAAGTTCGCCATCGCGTTCTTGCTGGGCGCGACCTTCTACCGCAACAGCGAGTGCCCCACGGTCGCGACGGTGATCGAAGACCCGCTGGACGGCTTCACCACGGCGTTCGAGACCACGAACCCGGCGGGCGTGGTTCTGCACCGCCCGATCGTCACTGGCCAGGGCGCCATCGAGGAGAAGTTCCTCGACGAGTCGAAGTACATCTCGGAAGCTGGCGTGCAAGGCAAGATCGGGGAGTTCTCGGTCGTCAACGGCGGCATGCAGATCATGACCGAGCGGATCCGCCTCATCCTCCGCGCCCCTCTGGACCGCCTCCAGCAGACGACCTCGGCCGCTTGGTCGATGTCCGGCGACTGGGCGATCCCGACCGATGCGACCGCCACGAGCAGCCCGGCGGCCTTCAAAAGAAGCTCCGTGTGCGTCCATGGCGCATAGCGCATAGCAACCCGTCAAAGAATTAAGAAAGGCCCCGTTTCGGCGGGGCTTTTTCTTGTTCGTTGGCAGCTATAGGCGCTATTGTATGCACATGGATCTAGAGCCCACGGACAAACGACGGTGCGCTCGTTGCAAGATAGAAAAGGTTCTCGGCGAGTCCTTCTACCGTTCAAAGAGCAGGAACGCGCACGGATGGGCGGCCTACTGTAAAGACTGCGCGAAGATCGCTGCTGTCGAATGGCAGAAGAAAAACCCGGAGAAAAAGAAGGCCGCCGACCACAAGCACTATGCGACCAACCCGGAACGACGGCGCAAGATGCGCGCTCGTTTAGATAGATGGGCCAAAGAGAACCCAGAGAAGGCAAAGGAAATGGCACGGGCGCACTGGAAACGCTATGCAGCGGAACATCCGGACCGTCTTCTTGAGTCCCAGCACCGTTACCAGAAGACCGAGAAGTATCGAGCGGCATGTAAGCGCGGGCGTGCTACGGAGAAGTCCAAGAAGCGGCATCGGGAGTACATGCGTCGCGACCGCAAGCGCGTAACCTACCGGATCCGCGAGATGCTGCGATTGGGACGGCGGGTCTATGGTGAACGCGAATTACAGGAGATTCCCGTACTGGTTCGAGGATGGCTTACACTGGTCGAGGCCTATGGGTCGAAGTGCGTCTTCTGCGGATCCGCCGGAGATGCGATTACGCTGGAAATCGAGCACCTTACTCCCAAAATTCGGGGCGGTGTGGATACGGTAGACAACCTCGCCCCGGCCTGCCGACGTTGCAACTCAAGCAAGAAGTCCAGGACCATCGAAGAGTTTGCCGAGTACGCCAAGAGGATCGGTAGTACGCGCTGGGTATTTGACCCGGTAGCCATTCGTGGGCTTTCGGAGCAGGTGGCTATGTCGAACTTGACAGCGGCCTGTAGCGGGGCATAGGCTACAGAGCAGCACAATGGTCTCGCCCAATCGACACCAGGCTTTCGGCGCTTCACGCCGGGAACACGTGCGCAAGTTCTGTCCGACTTCGGTTGGACTGATATCGTCGGTCTTCGGACCTTCGATTACTGGTCGGACTCGTTCCGACCTTGCGGCAGACTTCGGTCTGCCATTGTCGCTCACGTTGACGGCGGGCTTCGGCCCTACCCGCTCATGTTTGCGACGCCAAAAGGGTAGTCTTGTGGTGTACGCTCCTAGCCGCGTCAGCGCTATGGTAAGGACCTCGACTTCGGTCGTTGGTCCTGACCCACTCTGACTCCCTTTTGGTCTACTTTTCCACATCGTGGAATGAAGGAGAACGTCATGGCGAACGAGCAGCAGAACCGGAACCAAGGCAACAATCAGCAGCCGCGAAACGACGAGCAGGGGCACAGTGCGCCCGCAGCTCGCGACCCGAACAAGGAGCAGAAGTTCCTCGTGCAGGAGACGGCGCAGATTGCCCGCGGTGGTTCCAACTACACGCTGCCCAAGGGCAAGACGATCTCCAGCCACGGGTACGATATCAAGGCCCTGCGAGCGCAGGGGGTGAAGCTAGAGGAGGTCGGCGCCTGAGCGCGACGACCTAGGAGACGATGGCGAACGCGGTTCTCACAGAAGAGGAGAAGGCGCGGATCCGCTATCACGGCGGCTATTTGCAGATTTTCCCCGCCAGCGCGATCATTCTTGGTGTACCTGCGGCCACGCAGCCGGCGTTTCTGGTGGAGTCGGCGATGGAGCACATCCCCGAGAGCGCCATCGCCATCATCCGGACCTTGGTCGCCAGGTGCGACGCTACCGAGGCCAACATCTTCGGGTCCCAGACCCGCATGGTGGCCAAGTCCGTTGATGAGATTGACCTGAACCCGGACGAGGCAGACCAGCTTCGTGGCGAGTACCGCTACTGGGTCCAGAAGCTCTACGACAATCTCGGGGCGCCCATTAACGCCTACGCTTCCGCTTTCCAATCGGGCGGCAGACTGCCGCTGAACATCCCCGTTTTCCACTGAGGAGGATCCCACAATGCCGCTGCTTGTTTGCAATCTTACCGGAACCGATGTCGTGCTCGCGAAGGGCACTCGCTCCGTCACGGCTCCCGCCAAGGTGGGTTCGCTCACCTACGGCCCGGCGGTCAACGTCTCCAGCGAGCTCAAGGGGCTCGTGGCGGGCGACTACACGGCGCTCGAAACCCAGCGGGCCGGCGTCGTGGCGTACTTCTGGAGCAACGGCATTCCGGAGTTCGCGGTCGGCACCCTTACGGTCGGTGCGAACGTCAACGGCGTGACGGTGCAGAACACGACCACAACCGTCAGCGCGTTAGTGCAGGCGCGCAAGGTGGAGTTCCCGTCCACCACCAAGCTGGCCGAGCTTGTTAGCGTGGTGAACGCTGTCCTACCGTCCAACGTGGCGCTTACCCTGGCGCTCCAGCCCGACGTGGCCCGCAAGCTCCAGGTGCGTATCGTTACCGGTAGCACGGCCGGAACGCTGACCCTCGTAGGCGTCGACCAGAACGGAAACGCCGCGACTCAGGCGATCGACATCTCGACCAGCGGCGGAACCCGCACCGTCGTGACCGACAAGGCATACGCCACGCTCACGAGCGCGACCATCACCGGTGGCAGCGGCTTCGCCGGCACCGTTGGGATCGGACTCGGTGCCGCCCTCGGCGTCCCCACGAACAAGAGCCCGGCCGCCACGGCCTTCGCAGTCTACAAGGAGCAGGTGAACGGTCTGGACGAGACCGTCGGAACCGTCGACGCCACGGCGTTCACCATCGCCCCAACGACCGCCGCGGACGCCGCGCACTCTTTCGCCTTTTGGTATACGTTTACCGTGACGCCGACCTCGCCGGCCCACACCCACACGCTCGCCTAGGCGCGAGTCCCCTTCGCCTCACAAGGAGAACTCATCATGGCCGACTCAAAGAACATCATGACGGAGGACCTGGGCAACGGGAACTTCCGCCAGACCGAGACCGTTGGCGCGCCCGCGATCGAATCCCGCCAGGTCTGCACCGATGCCACCAGGCCCGCCGCCAACACGTTCCTGCCGGGAACCCGCATATGGAATAGCGACGACCAGGCCTTCAATATTGCCGGAGACGACGGCGCCTGGCACGACGCCATGGGCGGCCTGACCTAACCCCGGAGGCCTTCGATGGCCGGAGACCGCACTGACCAGAACGACTTCGCGGCCGAGCTGCCCGAGCTCGCTGGGTCGGTGCGGCCTTTACGTCCGGATGAGGTCAAGCAGAGCCTGATGAGCGGTCTCTCGCCCATCGTTGACAGCATTCGGCAAATTCCAACAGCTCTTGGCCTGCGCCCCTATCGGGTCTTCATTGTCCACGTACTTTGGACTGGCGTCAAAGTAGGAGACGGCCAACCGATCGAGGTCAGCCGACGTGAGATCCTTCCCACGCCGCGCATCCGAGACATGAGCGCCACCACCGAAGTCCTAAGCGCCTTTGGGCGAGTCGAGGAGGGTGGGATTGTCGTCGACCGCATCAGCGCCAAGTACAGCGAGGACGACCTCACGGGCAAGACGCCCGACCTGATTGACCCGGCGATCACCCGGACGGGGAAGCGAAACGGCGAATACTTCTGGGAGGTCCAAGAAAACCGTCCCGGCTTTCCCAAGACTATTCCCCGGCGGTACGTCCACGCGGCGGTTCCAACGCTCATGCGCGGCGGCAGCCAGTGGAGGATCCCGCTCAACAAGCAGAACACCGACCGCAGCCGCAACCAGACCTTCGACCGGAGGCAAGCGTAGTGGCCTCCACCGTCCAACTGGCCGACATCGGCAAGTGGCCCCTGAAGGTCGTGCACCAGTACCACTCAGGGATCGTGGACACCATGCGTGTGTCCGTGAAGACCTACGGTCCCGCGATCATTCAGGCCGTGATCGATGGCGTGCGTCCGCACCCCCCGGTCAACACCGGCGACTATCGGCGTGGGTGGAAGGTACGCAACATCACCGACGGAGTCTTTCTCTATAACCCGACCAAGCAGGCGGGAATCATCGAGAGGGGGCGTCGTCCCGGCACGGGTGTATCGCAGGAGGGTCAGGAAGCCATTGCCCGGTGGGTGCACCTGCACGGCATGGACCGCGATGGCATGTCCACACGCGAGCGACGCGCCCGCAGAAAGATGCGCGCGGCGGGCGCAGAGAAGGCAGCATTTCGCTTCCGCACTCGCTGGACGCAGGATAGCCGAGCACGCGCCATTGCCTTCCTGATCGCACGAGCTATCAAGCGGCGCGGTCTGCCGGCAAAGAACATCCTGGCCCAGGCGAAGCCGATCTTGACCATGCAGGTCAGTAACGACGTTGAGGCCATGATCGCCAGGGGGCCGCAGACGTGACCTTCCCGAACCTCCCCCAGCAGATGCCGCTGGCGCAGTTCAGCCGCACGGCATCGCTGGATGTGCGCAACGCCTTGGCCATGGCTTTACGCCGGCACATCGAGGCGCTCACGTTCGCGGGCAGCCAGGCCCAGCAGTTCGCCGAGGTGTTCGAGGAGTGGCCGAGCTTCAACGATTCCGAGGCATTGCCGGCCGCCTGCGTGCTGCCAGGCGAGTTCAAGTACGGCGACGCCCACATGACGCCGCGTCTGCTGGAGGACACCTGGGAGCCCAAGGGCATGCCCGGGTGGGCCCTGCTGAAGACGGCAGAACTGATGTGCGAGTTCCAGCTTGTCCTGCGGACCAACCTGCCAGCCGAGCGCCCCGTGCTCATGCGGGCCATCGAGGAATCGTTCCAAAACGACACCGATCAGCGGTACGGCATCATCGTCGACCTGCCCGAATACTACCAACTCACCGGGAGGTTTGTCCTACTGAGTGGATCCGTGATAGACAATGAGGACACGGCCATGCGCGAGAAACGAGATGCGGCATTTACGATTTCGGCAACGGCGCCGAAAGTGCAGGTCGTTCCCGTGTGGCCCATGGCCTTGTCCATCAGCAAGACCCTCACGGATAGCACTGGCCTTCCGACGACCGAGACGTTCACCGCCCCCTAGAAGGAGATGCCATGTTTTTTCTACGAGTAACCGACATGCCCAGCATTCAGAAGCTGCTGGAGCTGGAACGTATCGTCATCGTCGACAGTACGGGAGCGACAGTGCCGGCGCAGACCCAACCTGGCCAGGCTGGCCTGGTCGGTGAGTTCGTCCAGGGCCCGTTCATCCCGAAGGTGTGCGGCGAGGGCGACGTCGAGAACCTGTACATGAACGACCCGACGAAGTTCACCCTGATCAGTCAGGGCAGCTTCGATCCTGCGGTCGACGACCAGAACGGCGCGGGCGTGGCATTCGACGGCAATGGCTGGGCCGAGCTCAAGGGCAAGACTTTCAGCGGCCTGGTCATTCGCCGCGTCGATACCGACATGGTGGTGGCGGATTCCAGCGAGGTGAAGGCGTTCGTCTCGTTCTCGATCACCGTGAACGCGGCCGATCTCAACGGCGCGACCACGGCAACGAACAAGGACATCATCATTCCCGCGGGTACGAGGTTCGCCGACCAGGCGCTCTCGACCGCAACCGTCGTGATCGCGACCTCGCAGGCCATCCGAATCCCGTCCGGAACTGCGTGCACCGGTACGCTCACGATCGGCATCAACTTCACCCAGGATCCTGCCACCGGCGTTCTGACCTACGTCGCGAGCGGCGCGACCATGGGCGCCACCTGCTTCTTCGTGAAGGGCAAGACGATCGCCATTGCGGGCATCGATACCCTGATCGATACCGCGCTTCCTGGCGTGAACGCCGGTACGGTCATCTCGGGAACGCCATCGACGATCAACGTCTCTGCCGCCGCCACGGCGATCTTTGCCCCGGCCGCGGGTGGGGCCCAGCCCGGCACGCTCGCGGACTGCATTGCCGCCAACTACGCCGCCGCCATCACGTCGATGGTTCCTGGCAAGGACGAGACCAACGACATTCTTGCCATCTGGTCGGCCCGCAACTGGAAGATGGCTACCATCACGCCGGCCAGTATGCGCGCGAACCTCTGGGCCAATGCCAAGACGTCGAGCGGCGTTGGTCGCGGGCGCGTGGCCTGCGTGACCGTGGGACCGGCCAAGAGCACCAGCCTGACCGACCGGTCGACCGCGGTCTCGGCCTACACGGGCCTGCGCTCAGGTGACTCTGTCGCTGGCGCCGATGCCGATCGCTACTGGGCTTCTGGTCCGCATCAGCAGGTCTTCTCGACCGAGCTGAACCAGGACATCGTCATCAGCTCCTGCGGCTTCCGCGCCGCCATGAAGGTCAACCTCTTCAACGATGGACGGTCGGAGTTCCTGACCTCGGTCGGGCGTCCATTCAACGACTCCATCCAGAGCATCGACGCCCAGGAGCCGGCGTTCGCCCTCACACCCTTCGTCGAGTCCGAGTTCGTGACCGCGAAGGCGGCCGGCATCTCGTGGCTCGTCAAAGACCGCGTGGCCGGATGGTGGTTCTACAGCGGCCTCACGATGGCCGACCCAACGACCACGTTCGTCAGCCGCATCGACGACAACCGCCGCAGCTTCGCCGACGAGGTCCAGGACGTCATCGGGGGCCTGGCGGTCAACTACGCCAAGCTACCCGGCACTACCGAGAGGCAGGACGCATTCGTCTCGGACATGCGGGCCTACTGCGACCAGCTCGTCAACCCCGGCCCCGGTATCGCCCCGCGGTCGGTGGCCTACCAGATTCTCGATGGCGCGGCGGCCGGTAATACCCAGAAGCTGAACGCACAGGGGATCTTCTTCTTCCAGGTTTCGATCCAGATGCTCGGCTCGATGAAGACCATCGTCATCAAGTCCGCCATCGGTCCGAACGTCGTCATCACCCAGGTTGCGTAAGGAGCTGTCATGGCCGACTTCAGAATCCTTGGTAGCGAAACCACCCTGCGCATCACGAGCGGGGGTCTGCTCCTGTCCGAGATCACCACGGTGAAGGACTTCACCTACAAGCTAGGCCTGAAGAACATCTCCGAAGGCTATCTCGGCGAGCAGGCGAACCGGCACCGGGAAGTCTTTGAAGAATGCTCGGGCGGCTTCAACATCGTGCCGGAGAACCTCACGCCCTTCCAACTTCAGAACGCGGTCTACCTGCGTGCACGGCAGGCCGGCGCCAACGATACCCAGATCAACCTGGGCATCCGGCTGGAGTTTCCCAGCGGCGCGCTCTTCCGCGTGACGTTCCCAGGCCTCACGTTCGAGAACCTGGGCGACTTCAATTCGCCGAGCCGCGACGCCTTCGACACGATGAACTTCTCGTGGAAGACCGATAAGTGGATTCCGGCCTTCTAAAGGCCCAACCAGGAGGACCAATGGCCGACGTAAATCTTGCGAATATTGGTAGCATCGAGCAGGCGCTGCTGGGGAAGATCCCGAAGCACACCTTCACGATTCCGGACGACGTCTTCGACAAGGACAAGGACAAGGACGGCAACTCTGTGCTGGTCTCCAAGGGCGTGCGCGAGTTCCCGACCGACCCGACGACGATCACGCTGCGCCAACTGACCTACGCCGAGGAGCTTCAGGCGCTGCAGGCGGCCGAAACTCGCAAGACCTCCTATCAGTACGAAGGTGCCTTGCGATCTGTTGTCTCGGCCGACGGCAAGGAGATCACCTGGACCAACAACGAGAAGGAGACATTCTTCTCGGGCCTCAGCCAGGCAGTCCGCGAGCTCGTGCTGCGCGGGTTCTCAAAGATCGCCCTACCGACCGTGAAGGCAACGGCCGATTTTTTAGCCAGCGAGAAAGTGACAAACGGCTAGAGCGCCATCGGCGGAATCTCTGGGATCACATCAGCTACATTGCGAGGTACGGACACCAGCCACTTTCCGAAATACTGAAGCTGACCACCGAGCAAGCGGAGGATTTCGCAGCAGCGCTACAGCGGCGAATTGAAGCAGAAGAGAAGGCAGGTAGAACCGAATGAGCGAGAACACCAAAGTTGAAGGTCTCGCATTCACTGCCAAAGACGAAGCCTCAGCGACGGCCGACAAGATCGGGGCCTCGTTTGAGCGCCTGCACCACGCGGCCGAGCATGCGCGCGAGAAGGTGGGGGAGTTCGCCCATCACGCCGCCACGGGAGCACTGGCCTCGGTAGGTCTCGGGTTCGGGCTCCACGCCATCTTCGAAAAGGCCGAAGAAGCCAACATGGAGATGGCCCGCGTGACCAAGAGCGTGGCCGGTACGCAGTTCGCCATGCAGGGATGGCAGCCGGGCATCTCGGCCGTCGACCGCATGACCTACTCGATGAAGCAGGGGGCGGAAGTCGGCGAGGAGCTGCACCGCCAAGCCATGGCCCTGCGCGAGCCTATCGAGCAGATGGGGCAGGTCTACAGCAGCGTGGCCGCCATCGGGTTCGGCCGCCTCGGCATGTCCCAGAAGGGCGTGCTCGACCTTACCGAGAAGCTGGCAGCGGCCTCGAAGGTCTACGGAATCTCGGCGGAGGAGGCCGTGTCGACAGTCAACCGCGCGCTCATCACCGGGCACATTCGCGCCGTCACTCCGTTTGGTATTGCTCTACGAGATGCCCTCGACCTCGAACACCACACCGGGGGCAAGCACGGTGGGAAGAAGCTCACGTCGGAGCAGATGTTTGAGAAGATGGACAGCTCGCTCAAATCCATGGTCCCGGCCGCGCAGAGGATGGGTAAGGACATGGCCGGCTCGCTCTCGGAAGCCAAGATGCTGGTCGACGAGATGCTGCGCGACCTCACCGGCCCGATGTTCAAAGAACAGACCAAGAGCCTTTCCGAATGGGTCGATAAGATCCGCACGGTCAAAGAGGACGGGAAGAGCATCATGGCGATCTACGGCGAGAAGATCGCCGGCGCCTTCCAGACCATCAAGAGCGCGACGGGGTTCATCGTCGACCATTGGAAGAGCCTGATCGCTATCTACGCGGCTTCGAAGCTGGCCGGATTCATGAGTGGGTTCGCCGGTAAGGGGGCGGCACATGGTGAAGGAGCGGCTGGGGCTGCGGCCGGCGCCGTTGGCGCGATGACCGTGAACGCCGGGGTAGTGAACGTAAACGGATCCGGTGTGGCGGCGAAGCTCGGGACGGAGCTTTCGACGGCCATGCGCCCCAGCATGAGCGACACCATCGGGAAGTTCGCCGGCATGGCCGGCAAGGCGTTCATGGTCACCGAGGCACTGGGCGGGCTCTACATCGCGGCCGACAGCCTGGCCAAGTACATCGATTCAAAGCAGACCGAAGAACTTGGAAAAGGCCGAGGCGCCGCTTCGCTTTTGACCAGCGTTCACAATTTCGAACGCGCGGCCGTGGCGATGCGCGACCAGGGCAAGGCCGGCGAACAGTCCGCTGTTGCCAGCATGAAATCAGCCTTTGAATCCATGGGACTCAAGCCGGGCCAGAAGGCGACGGCTGCAGGAGTGGGGGGCATGCTCGAAGGGCTTCCATCCGATATCGCCGCCAAGATGGTCAACGAGCTCCACTACCTAATGCCGGAGACGGTCAAGCACGCGCGTGCCGAGGACATCAAGATGATGCCCAAGGAGTTTGGGCTACAGATCGCCACGGCAATGAACGAGTTTATGGCTCGGTTCGCGGCCGGCGAAAGCGCCTCGCCCAACCTCCGCAAGGTCCCCCGCGGCCACGGCGACATCAACATCCAGAACCTCACGATCACCCAGGACTTCAAGGAAGCCGACCCAGACCGCGTCTTCCACCGGGTCACGAACGAGATCAGCGGCCTGGCCAACTCGCCCGGCAAGGGACGACTCTCGACCGGCATGGCAGGGGGGCTCTGATGGCGCTGCCCGATAGCCAAGCCACGGCGTTCGCCATCACGCTCCTGGAGGGCAACCTCGGGGACGCCGACCGCACGACCCAGATCGACCTCATCGGCACCATGCTGCCCTTTAGGGGCGTCTCGTTCCCCACCAAGATGCGGAGCAAGACCACTTACTACCCCGGCAACCCGGTAGGCAGCCAGCAGGTCTTTGGCTCCACGAAGGAGAACACCACCATCACGGGCGTCTGGTACGACGCCGCCCTGGGTGATGGGAATGCCCGGGCGCTCGTCAAGCGCATCGAGTACGTGGTCGATCGCGGCTTCCCGGTCGAGGTCAGGTGGGGCGGGGGCGCGACGGGGGGATTCAATGACGTGGCGATCGTTCGCCGCGGCATCATCAAGAGCATCGATCCAAAGTTTGAGATTCCGCAGATCATCCCCTGGACCATCGAGTTCGAGTGGCGGGGCGAAGACCTCCAGACCACGGCGCCCACGTTCGGGGCCGGACCTTCGGCGATAGCCACCAAGGCGGATGAATTCGGTTTCCTGTCCGACTCGCTCCTGCAGACCTCCACGGACATCTCGAGCTGGCAGGAGTCGGCCTACCGCATTCTCGGCGCCGGCACCAGCGCGCTTGCGACCGTCAACAACGCCCTGGACGATGCGCAGAGCGCCTTCGCCAACGCCATGACGGTACTCGACACGGCTACCGACGTCATCCAATCCGGGGCCGAGCTACCGGCCAACGTCGCCGACCGTGTGCGGGGCGCTTGCGATCGTGTGGTTGGGTCTTGCATGAACGTGCGGGCCGCCTACGACGCCGTCTGTGGCCTCTGGCCAATAGTCGAGGGGCTGACGGGCCAGGATTGGGTGGACGCGGGCTTGTTCGTCAGGCGGCAGGCCAAGCAGGCAAAGCTGGCGCTGTTCCCGACCGACGACCCGCTCGACCAACTCGATGGTATGGGGCAGCAGTTCGACGTCTTGGAGTCAGTCGACCTCACGTCCGAGAAGGTCGCCCAGCAGGCCGCCATCCTGGCCAGCCAGTCCCAGCCGATCGTGATTGCAGAAGTGAGGCCACCGGCGGGCTCCGACCTGCGCGACTTGGCGGCGAAATACTACGATGGGAACAGCGAGTTGTGGGTGTTGATCGCAGAGTTCAACGATCTTGACAGCTCGGAAGTGCCGGCGACTCCAACTGGACCGAGCGACCTGGGGGCACCGCCGATCTTGATTCCGGATGCGACAGCTTACGCCGCAACAATGAGCGCGTTGTGGGGTGCGCCGCAGACCAATAGCTCGGGAGGCTTGGGTGGGTGATAGCGTAGCCCAGACAGCCGAACGCCCCGCTAGCTTTGAGGCCGGCGGGGCGCTATGCTGTCAAGCGCGACCAAGACATGAAGACTTTCCCACATGCCTGGGTCCTCGTCAAGAGGACTGCTACTGGCGCCGGTTCGGGCGCTGTTCCGGCTTTCACGCCGGGCTGGAGTCGCGCAGTAACGTCGGGAGACGAAATGCGGACCAGGGCGACGGCCCTATCAGTCCCAACGCCCGGAGGGCCACGGATCACACCGGCCGTGGAAGAAGGCGGGGCCTGCGCTATGAGGGGCGCATGCCTGGACTCACCAGCCAGGGCGGATCGCTTGCGATCCCACCCGAAGAGCAAGACGAGAAGCACCCACACACATCGTCCCCAGTGTGGCTCGCCAGAAGTCGCGCTCTGCCTCTGATAGCTCGCTCGCGATCCCTATCGTTTCTGCGGACCCTACCGAGTCCCCAGAGAGGAGGAGGGGAGACGGTGCTATGCCCTGCCTCTGTCGAGGTGTTCCATGGCTGAATCGAGAATGTATAGACCGAGCTGGTATCTTAGGCTTTTTGTGCGCTTGGAAGATTTTGGAGCAGCCGACAACTCCACGCCGCAGACCACCGACTCCCCCTTCGACACCACGTCCAAGGCGATCGATGCCCAGATCAGCACGAACGAAACCGCCATTGCCCAAGAGGAAGTGGCCTCGGTTCTGGGCACCTCACGCAGCAAGGGCAAGGCAGGCACCCTGCGCGCTACCAACGCGAAGCTCGAAAAGCAGAAAGCCAAGCTAGTCACTGGCTCGGCCGTGGACAAGAACGGGCCGGGGGATGACTTCTCGGTCCAGTTCGTGACCGTGCCGGCCGAGATGGAGATCGAAGACCGCGGCTTTCGCGAGGCCGCCCAACTGACGGCGACGTTTCCGTTCATCGACATGCCGCTCGACCCGCGGATCATTCGCGAGTGCCGCGTCGAGGGCTATCTCGGCACGGTCAGTTCCGCCGACTTTGGGACGCCAGACAACTGGCACCTGAAGGCTATCCCGTCGAAGACCTGTATTCGCCGCTTCAATGGCTACGTGGACATGCCCGAGATGGAGCACAGCGATTCAGTCGCGACCATCCACATCAAGGCCCGCAGCTATGAATCGGTACTGATCGACGGCAAGATCAACCCACACGCGCCGGCCTACAGGATCCATGGTGACGAGGAGTTCCTCACCACGTACATCAACCGCATCCTGGCGCAGTACCCTCCGACTGCAGGCGATGCTGGCGGGGATCCTTTCCAGGCGGTTTGGTTTGCCGCCGACCCGGCCAAGGAACCCAAGCTCGGACGCAAGGATCTCCTTCGGTCATTGCAGACGGCCCAATCACGCAACCGTGCCAACGGAGCGCAGCCGGGGCAAGAGCCTCCGATCCAATCCGAATCGCCGGCCGCCGAGGTCGATCCAAATGGCACCGGAGACAGTGCCCAGGGCGGGCAGGCTTCAATGCCGTCCAAGTCCGTTACCCCAGACGGCATGTCGATCTGGGATCTCATCACGCAGGCTTGCGAACTGTGCGGGTGCATGCCGCTCTACCAGCCGGCACTGTCGTCGGCATCGTTCAACAACGACGGCACCCAAACGGCACTGACTGGCTCGCAGGACGGCGGAAAGAAGATCATCACTTTCGGGCAGTCGAAGACCGACATTGCCAACTATCTGCTCCTCAGTCCTCCCCAGTGCTTCATGGACGACATCACCGACGCGCACATTCGCGTGGCCGGTGGGTCTCGGGATCGCTTCACGCGCGAGTTCAGCGACGAGTCTGGGCGATGGACCAGCGACGTTCGTTTCATGGTCTGGGGCCACAACATCAAGTCGATGAAGCTCAGCCGAAAGATGGGCAGAACGCGACCCACGGCGGTTGAGGTCAGGGCCTACAATCCCGACGCCAGTGCCACTTTGCGGGTCATGAAGGCGCGCTTCCCCTCAACGAAGGGGGACATCCATGCCGCCGCCAAGGGTACCGGGAAGCCCAAGGGGAAGTCGCGCAAACAGACGGCCAAGGGCGGGGGCAAGGTCGACATCGTTCGCACCTTCGTACTTCAGGGGGTACGGAACCAGCAGCAGCTCGAAGACGCGGCCGTGTCCATTTACCATCAGCTCACGCGGGCCGAGCTTTCGATCGAGCTGGAGACCGACGATCTTTCGAGCTACATGGATCCGGACGCCAGCTTGCGTACACAGACGCTGGTCAAGTGCGAGAACGACGACCCGGACTTGATGCGCCTCTGCTCGGGGAGCCCGGTGCGGGTAGTGGTGGCCAGCCAGAAGGACGACAACCTAGTCATCTCCAGTCTTTCGGACTTCTACGGCAGCAAGGGCGGCAACATCCGTGAGCTGATCGAGAAGCAGCGCGAACGCTGGGGAAACTGGCTCAGCACCGACGGGCAGAACAACACGACCGCGATCGACCAGATGGCGCAGCGAATACAGCGGGCCTACGACGCCGCCAAGCTGCCGGACATTTTCTATGTGCGCTCCATCAAGACCCACTGCTCGGCCGAGGAGGGGGATGGGTTCAAGGCCACGATGGAGCTGGTCAACTACATGCCCGACAACGACCCGGCCAGTATGAGCGACGACGACAAGGCCATGAACGACCGCCGCAAGCTCAAGCCGGCCAAGCGAGGCAAGAAGAACATTCGGGTCTCGGCCGCGGACAAGAAGACCAAGCAGCTTACCGACGAGGCGCAGTTGGCGGCGCAGAAGGGGCAGCCTTGAGCCGTTCTGCCGCCCACCGTTTCGGCACGCGCGTCGTGGGCAGCATCGACGTGAGTGCTCTTCGGGAAGGCATCGCCTCGCCCGGTATGGACACCCGCTACTGGTGCAGCCGCGGCACGGTTGGGACCATCGACGACCAGGGCGAGTTCCACCCCGACGACCCCCACGCAATCTGGAACGGTCCCGAGGGCGTGGAGTGCGACGTCAAGCTCGAACCGCTCGAGCAGATGGTCACGGCCCTCTGGAGCAAGGGTGATGCCGAATCGAGCGACATCGGCCCGATTCGCCCCGGCGACCAGGTGCTGGTCGAGTGCCCCGGTGGGGATTTGATGACCCCGGTCATCACCCACATTCTGCACAGTCGCTCGGCCAAGCAGCCCATGGCCGCCGGGGTTCCGATCTTCGACAACAAGCGCCGGCTGGTCTACCTGGCCACGACGGACTTCGATCTGCGCTGCGTAAAGGGCAAGGCATCGATCGCCGCTGGCCCGACGTGCATCTGGGTAAAGCAGGACCAGGTCCAACTCGGGGCCGCAGATGCCCAGCACCCGGTCCCGCAGGGCGACAATTTACAGACAGCTATCAATGCACTGGCCGACGCCATGCAAGCCTATGCGAATGCAGTGGCGGGCGTGCACAGTGAGCTTGGGCCTCCGGCTTCTGGTCTTGCGACCGCGATAGCGGCTTTCAAAAAGCTGCCGTACCTTTCACCCAAAACAAGGACTGTGTGATGACCACATTCGGCGGTTTCGGCGGTGAAGCATTCGGCGACCCAATGGGTGGTGGTGGCGGGTTGCACCTGGTCCGGGCCATCGCAGTCGCCGGCCAGATCGTGCGCGCGGTCTTCAACAAGGCTCCAAGGACCAAGAGCTCGGCTGCGAACAACGACGGACTGAACGGCGCCAACTACGACGTGGTGCTCACCACGGGCACCGGTACCAAGCCACTCTGCGTCGCCACGGCGGCCGTGATTCAGTTCCCGGCCTTCGGGCTCCTGAACGCGGGCGAGGTCGGGATCGATGTCCAGACCGACCGGCCCTTGGTGGTGGGGCTTTCGTACTCTCTGACCGTGACCCCGCGCCTGGTTGCCGGCGACGGCGACACCATGGGCTTCCCCTACAGCCAGCCCTTCGTCGGGGCCACCAGGCCAACCAGAAATCGCCAGACCCGCGCCAAGCAGGGGATCATCGACTTCGCCAGCGGTGACAACGGCCTCACGGCGACGAACGGCGACATCGACAACGTGACCGGCATCCCGAGCACGAAGATGCGCTGCCTGCGCCGGACCCTGACGGCGAAGAACGCCTTCGCCCACCTGCCCGGCTACGGGAGCGTATTCCAGCCCAAGGCGCCCATGGTGACGAACCGCATCGGGGCGCTACAGGCCGACCTGCGCCAGCAGCTCAAGCAGGAGCCAGATGTGCAGGACGCGGCGATTCAGGTCACGGTCGACGCGCGAGGGCTGGCCATCGTCGACGAGCGAGTCCAAACCAAGACCAACCAGGTATTTACGTTCTCGACACGGACAACGACCTAAGTGATAGGCTAGGTGCCAGATGCCGTCATTGTTCCCCACTGCAAGTGAACTTTTCCAAGTAGGGCGGCGCGCCGTGGTGACGACGCCTGGCACGCGGGTGAATCCTGCCGTGGTCGACGTCCCAGGCTCGAACATAAACATCGCCGTAGGCACCAGCGCCGTGCTCGGGCAAGAGATTGTGAAAAGAGGCGCGGACGCCGTGCGAGGAGCGTTCATCGACAGCGCCCGCGGGGCGCAGCTCGACCGCGGGGTTTTCGACAGGACCGGTCTCCTCCGCTTCAGCGCTACGCCCGCGACTTGGGATCTGATACTGAGCCGTCCGAGCGGGCCCAGCACCGGGACCTACTCGTCTGGCTCGCGCATCACGGCTCCGGACGGCACCCAATACGGAACGAACGCTGACGTAGTCTTCGGCACGACCGACCTGAGCCTGCCCGTCTCGGTCACCGCTCTGGTTGCTGGCGAGGCCGGGAACCTTCCTGGCAACACGCTCCTGGCATTCGTCGACCAGCCGTTCGATTCGACGCTGACCGTGGCACCAGCCCTAGACTCGTTCGGGAACCCTTCCACCGCGTCCGGCGGGACAGAGACCGAGACCGACATCCAACTGATCGGCCGGGTGCGCGGGTTCTTCCCGACGCTGCGCCGGGGCGTGCTCGGGGCGATCCAGTTCGGCGCTCTGCAGGTGGATGGCGTGGCCGTGGCCACTGCGACGGAGATCGCGAATCCAACCACAGGCTTCCCTGCGGCGTTCGTTCAGCTCGTGATCGGGGATAGGGCGGGAAATGCGAGCTCGGTCATGATCCAGGCAGTGATCGACACGCTGCTAGAGTTCAGGGCGGCGGGAATCCCGGTGCAGGTGCTGGGCGGCCAGGTTGTGCAACAGGCGGTCACGTGGAAGCTCGCCTTCCTCACCGGCTTTTCTGAGGCGCTGGCGGTGGCGAGAATTCGCGCGGTCAGCGTGGCTCTTGCGCAGTATCTTAGCCCAGGACCGGAGGGTGGAACGCTATATCGATCAAGTCTAATTAGCGCCGCCAGAAGTGTTCCTGGCGTAATAATTGCCGACGATTCTCTTGTTGTACCTGCATTTGACGTAGTTCCGGCAACCCCAACAACCATGATTCGAGTCCTCAGCACCGGAGTGACGTTCACGTGATACGCTACGTTCAAATGGTAGGGGAAAGGCATGGACGGCTCACCGTATTGGCTCCGTTTGGAGACTGCCAACACGGAGAGAAAAAAAGATTTATCTGCAAGTGTGATTGTGGGAAAGAAAAGGTAGTCATAGGGCGGTCTCTGCGCAAGGGCGAGACACAATCATGTGGATGTCTGCAAAAGGAAAGAGCAGCGGCGGCACGATTAACGCATGGATGTTCCAAGGCGAGAACAGTGAATAGGCCAGCAACTCCAGAGTATGTGGTGTGGTGGTCAATGATCCAGCGGACGCACAAAAGAACAGGCAAAGATCATGCAAACTACGTCGTGCGTGGCATCACGGTCTGTGAGCGATGGCTGAAGTTCGAGAACTTTCTAGCCGACATGGGGCAGCGTCCATCGCCGAAGCATTCGATTGACCGCCGTGACAACGACGGCAATTACGAACCTGGAAACTGTCAATGGGCGACAGCAACACAGCAGGCACGCAATCAACGTATGAAGAAGGCAAATACGAGTGGGTGCCAAGGCGTGTCGTGGCACAAAAGAATCAAGAAGTGGGGAGCGAGCATACGCATTGACGGCAAGCAATGTAGTCTAGGCTACTACGATGATATCGCCTTCGCCCAAATCGCGCGAGCGATAGCCGAAGACAAGCGGGACGGATGCCATGGCTGACTCGGGACCACTCACTCAAAGCCAGGCGCTCGCGCTCCTCAAGCGAACGAGCGACGAAGGTTGGCTGGCAGCCGAGCTTTCCGGACCCGATGGCACTGCTGTGCTGAACGCGCGCACCGCTATCGCCGCCGCCACAAGCCAGGCCCTGCAAGACCAAGCCGATCGTTGCACGATTTCAGACGCGCCGGGGGGGACGCCGGGGGTGTGCACGCTGACCGTGAGCCGCAACCTCGGCGCCGGTACCATTGCTCTTCCGCAGGGATACCCATTCGCGACCGACGAAGGAATTGCGCTAGTTCTGGCGCAGCCGATCCTCATCCCGGCCGGGCCAAGTCCTCAGACCTTCGATCTACCGCTTCAGACCTTGCGCCAGACCGAGCTGGTCAACACCTACGATCCGGCGTTCGATTTACTGCTGAACGTCGGCGACTTGATGTCCACGGCCACCGCCGCCCCGCTGATCTTGGATTCAGCCAGCAATGCGGTGCTCGGTCCCGGCGCCACGGATGATGGTCACGCGCTTCGGTACTCATCGTCTACGGCCATCACGCAGGCGGCGGCTGACTGGCTCTCTGCCCACGGTGACGAGCGCAGCCAGCGGCGGCAGCCGGGCGAGGCCACCGAGGAATACCGGGCAAGGATCCGACTCTTCCCGGATGCGGTAAGCCCGATCGCGGTTGCGACGGCTATTCACGGACTGGCGCAAAACGGCGGGCTGATGGACGTGACGATCCTTGAGCCGTTCAACCCACTGGCCAGCCCGGCACTGCTGACCCAGTATTCGCTCGGGTTCTTCGATTCCGAGTTCGGCGACGATGCCTTCTGCGATGACGTCGTCGAGGACACCGGGATCCGCGAGGCTCGGGCGTACTTCCGAATCAGCGTGAATGGAGAGCTGCACGAGCCGGACGGGTCGGTGCTCTACTGCGACGACGATGGGTTCTGTGACGACGAGGTCTGGGGCTACCCGGACATTGCACTCCACCCGCAACTCCAGACGGCGCTGCTAGGGCTGGGCGAGGAGGCGCGGGTCAAGAAGGCCGGCGGTGTGCAGTTCGACACCTACATCGAGAACGGCACGAGGCTCGACGGCGTTGGCGAAGTCGTAGCAGACCCCGGAGGAACAGTGGCATTTGCGCTGACGCCGATTGCCGGTAAGGCCTGGATGCTTCGGGAAGGCGTCGTCAGCGTGACGGGACCGCTGGACCCGACCACCGATGCGTTCATGGTGGTGCTGGCGCTGGCCGGTGCTGGGTCGATAGCCACGCCGTGGGTCAGCCCGACGGAGTGCCTGCCCTTGCGCAAACAAGATCTCGTGAACCTCGGCTACTACCATGACCAGGTCATGGGCATCGCCGTACTGGTCAAGAGCAGCGTCTCGGCAACCTTGCGAGCCGTCGGAACCTTCTGGGTCACGGAAATGACGCTGTAATGGACTGATCGAAAGGAATACACCATGCCCGGCAATCCAACTCGAATGAACCAATCGGCACGCGAACAGGTCATGTCGTCTGACCTCAACCGCATGGGCCACCTGTCCGGTCGTGAGCTGATGGACCATGCGATGGCGCGAGCCGTGCGCGCGGACTTCTACACGCCCGAGACCAACACCTTCGACGACTTCACAGCCGCCGGGAAGCTGTCCCAAGCAATCCCGTTGTCCGGGGCCACCAAGGCGGCCAGCCTTGCCGGGAAGGCCGGTGTCTTCGATATGGACATCGGGGCAGGAGAAACCGAGCTTCCCGGTACCCCAGACAGCGCTGACGTCTCCGGTTACCAGCTTCTCCGCTGGCCCGCCCAGACGATCTCGTGGCCGGGAGGCGGGGCACCGGACGCAACGAACCCGAAGGTCTGCCTGATTGTGGGCACGCCGGGCGATGCACTCACCGACGCGACGAACCGGAACATTCTTCTCGACCCGGTGACCCGCGCGATATCGCCGGAGAACGTCTACAAGACGAGCAACCCAGTCGCCACATTGAGCGTGGTGGTCGGAGCGGCAGCGTCGACGCCTCTTGCGCCCGCAGTGCCCGCTGGGACACAAGCACTGTTCGAGGTGGTGGTGCCGCCATCGGTAGCCGACTCGACGTCGTTCTTCATTGTCCGCCGGGCGTGGCGGACGATCGAATTCCCAGGCACGAGCCAGCACGGAATCCTCAAGGGCTGCGAACCATACTTGCCGACCGATGCCAGTCCCGTTCTCCTGGGAGACATCGTTCACAGGCTCGTTATCGACGGCGAGCTACTAACCTGGCGAAACAGTGGCAATCTCAACATGCTGGTGGACACCGCCCATGCGCCAGGGTCTGCTCCCGCCACCAACGATCTTCCGACATACATGTATCTTTGCGGCGGGAGAACGGCGCCCTGGAGATCGCGCACTTCTCTGTTCATTGGCGGTCCCAAAGACTACGCCCCAGTCATCTTTTTGGAGAGCACTACGGTCCCAGATTCTCTCGGCTATCCCAAGGCAGATCTGGTTTACGCTGGCGTCACCTTTCCCCGCGCTGCCTGCTGCTATGTCGGGGTGCGATTCAGAGCGGCGGGAGGGGTGACGAACGTGCCAGCGTTCTACGATGGCGACTGGATCTACTCTGCGCAAACAGTACAAACTGTGCGGATCGGATTTACGGAGAACACGATCACTGGTGCAGTCACAGCGCCGCTCGTATTAGCCTCCAGCCCATTCTCGCTAGAGCCTGGCGCTCTCGTTCTTCTGGGTGGCGCAGTGACGGGAGGAACTGGAACGGTATCGGTCCTAAATGGCGATACGGGCGCGTTTTTGAGAGGATCACTCTCGGCATCTCCAGCCACCGACAGAATGCAACCAGAGAGCGCCAAGGCGCCAGTGAATCTACTGCATCTTGGTCTAGCAGCGACCACCACTTGGGTGCCTATTCCGATGGCCTACAACATGTTCATCCCCCGCCTAGCGAGGTAGACCATGGCCTTCAACAACGTCCAGATCGTCAGCACCCGCAACGGCAGCACTCCGATCACTGGTTGGCGGCAAGACCTCGCCATCGGGGACGTGCTCTCGCTCAGCCTCACCGATACGACGGGCGTCAGCTCGTACCGGTGGGAGCTGGTGGGAAGGCCAGAGGGTTCAATGGCGGGAGGTCCAGGTCCGGAGCCCATTCTACTTAGTACCGGCGCCACAGCCGGCTTCAACGTCGACGACGACAGCGGGATGATTCGAGACGGGACCTATACCGTCCACTGTACGCTGAACGGCGGTGCGCCAACCGAGACGATCATCAAAGTCGGCATGGCCCGCTTGTACCCTGGGCTATCGCTAAACGGTTTACCATTACGCAAGTTGGCCGCCGGGGAGACGGACGAGGACACATCGAACGCGCTGATCAGACAGGGCTACGCGACGATGCTCAATCGCTGGCTTGGCATTACTCAGTCGCATAGTGTCGAGGTGGCTAACTGGGACATTACCAAGGTGCGCTACGTCTTCCTCGATGGAGACAATGGGGATGATCGGCACATAGGCTATATCGACGCTGCGCCAGGCACGGACTTCACAAGTCGCATGAGCGAAGTCGCGGCTGTGGCAATCAAGACTACTGCCCGCCTTCGCGCCATCACGCCTCTCATAGGCGCAGGGCGAATGATGGTGCGCCTGATCAAGCCTCGCTTCGCTGCAGGTCATCCGGGAATACCGGGGCCACTGCTAGGGGGATTGCTCGGCGGGGAAGGAAACACTCTCGATATCAACCTCCGGGGAAACCCAAACTTTGACGTCTTGGAGAACGGGAGCATTCGCTTCACATTTCACCTGGCTGGCGACGTGGTCGAACTCGACGATGTCGCCGACGGCGGCGTCGTGCACGTGAGCATCATCTATACGGATGCCACGTCGGCGGACTTCGACATTTCCTCCGCGCTGCTGAAGTCACGCGGGGACGCGCAGGCGCAAGGCGGGCTCACTAACGGCACCATCGATCTAAGCGACTTCTACGACTTATCTGCGGACGTCGGAAAATTCATCAACGGGATCACGCTGACCAACCAGCTCGGAAGCCCGTGCACGTCGACTCCGTCGCTCGACCCAAGTGCGTCGTCCTTCACCATGTTCTTCGGCAGTGATCTCGCCCCCCTGTCTAACGGGCCTCTCGTCGCCAATTCGTTGGTCGACGGCAGCTCAACTTTTTCCGGGTCGTCGTGGCCAAATCCGATTCTGGCAGGACAACAGCTTCGGCTCGTGTTCGACCTGGTGGCGGCGCATCCGACCGCGAGCACGTGGGGCCCTCTCGCGCTGAGCAGCTCGCAGGTCATAACCTTCGCAGATGGCTCCGGGCACGGCGGGGATACGACGATCACGATCCCGAGCTCGTGGGATGGCGATCTGGGCTTCCCGTGGGATGTGTCTGGACTACTCGGCGGCACCATCACGAGCATCGACGTAGAGATACCTTTCGCGTGGTCGGGAGGCATCGGTCTCGACGGGGCAGCAAGCCAGATCAGTATCGCGACCGACACGGCCGTTCCGGTTGTAGCCGTCAGCGCCATCGGCACTTCCAGCTCCCTCGTCAACGTCCCGGTCTCTCCCCCGGTGACAATACCGGCATCGGGTCCTGGGACGACACTGGAGATCACCGTCGTTCTGGCAGCCGATACGGCGCTTGTGACGGTTCCGATCGATGCCGCCAGTCTCCTTGCCTACGCCGTAACTAAGATAACTGAGTTTCCCGTACCCGACCCGCGGCCGAACCAGGACGGCACTATCTTGCTTCGCCCTCCGTCGATCTTCACTGACTTCATTGGTTGGTGGGTACAGAAGGAAAGCACCGCCACCGTCACAGCGCCTTACTCGAATGCGTTGCCGCTCGTCGAGCCCGCGAACCTCCCGATGTCGATTTTTCTGTCCGGGTTCGGGTTCGGGCGGACCGGGATCGGCGTCGTCGACTCGATGGTCGTCCCGCACTGGACACACCAAGACAACCCCGCCAACATCGGCATCGTCGACGGACAAGGATTCATCGAGGTCGACTTCCACCTTTTCCCAAAGAGTATTGCCCCAATTCTTCCCGCTCCCGTCGGCTATGACGATGTGACCAGTGGCGACGGTCTCGGGCAGGATGACCGTCACCTTCTTGCCGACTACCAGCTGATCTACACGAGGGGCAGCGATCTGACGAATAGCGCGGCCGACATGGCCCAACAGGCGTTCTGGGTTCCGCCCGAGGTGCGCGGGACGGGCCCCACGGGCGATTGGGCGATCGAGTCCGTGAGCTCTATCCCGGAGGGCGTGAGTGTCGCGCTTACAGGCGCCAACTTCACCGACCCGACGGTTCTGGCGAGCTATCGCGCGCGCGTACATACGGCTGGCGGGCAGACCCTTTACGGGGCGATCCGCTGGGGAGGCATCGACAGCACCGCTACCAACGTCATCGTGCTGTGGTTCGTACCGGGCACCGTCGCTCCAGGCGACTCGGTCTGGATCGAACAGCCCGCCGCGTTCCTCAATTCGGCGCAGGAGGCGGCCAGCTATGTGTGCCCAACCAGCGGCGCACAGTCCTACTTCGCCGGCTTACGGTTTACGTCGCTGTCCCTTGGATGCCAGGACGACGAGCACGCCCTGTGCCGCGTGTGCGATATCGTAGTCGACGGAATGTGTTCGGGCGTTGGGTCGATCACGGCCGATGGAAATTTCCTTGCCGAGAACGGGTCCAGTCCACTGTTTTCGGCTATGGGCCTAGTCGTGCTCGGCGGTTTGAACATCTCCAGAGCGCAAGAAGTTCATCTGCACTTCTCTTCGCTGACGGATCTCTTAGGCAACTTCATTACGGCCGACGTCGTAGATCTCTCGCATTCTGCCGCGCGCGCCCTCTCTGTCGCCGGTGGTTCCGGTGGCGTGGTAGGTGGTAACGACGGCGGGATCTCCCTTTCGGATTTGCAATACGGCAGTCTTGTACTCCGTCCCACGTTGGCCGTGTCGTGTAGTCGACTACGCGGCGTCGGCGCGTGGTCGCCCTCGATCGTCGTCAATCCGAATCAGTTCTCCACTGGACTGGGATCTTCGTCGGCCGTCGTACAGTTCCAGGACGTACACAAGTTGACGGCCGCGGAGTCGGAACCGTCCGCGCCGAGCATCACGCTGCTATCCGGAACCTACGTTGTTGTCTTCGACCACGGCGACGGGACGACCATGACCGCCGGCAACGGCGTTCGGGTAGAGTACGCGCCCGATCCCGGCGACGGCTCGCAGCCCTACACGGCAGTCTCGTGGGGCTCTCTGCGGACCACCGGGTTCGAGGTCGTTGGTGGGCAGAAGGTCGTCTGCCGTATAACCGGCCGTGGGTACGAGGGCGATCTGCTACCCTGCCCGCGGTGCAAGGGCATGGCGTTCGCAACGGTAGAGACGCCAGCGCCGCTCCGCGAGGGGACGATCGTGTCTGCGGACGTCGCCAACCCCGGCAAAATAAGGGTTGCGGATGTCACGCCACCGCAGCGACCGATTGGTTTCCTCGCTACAAGCACCGTCACCGGAGGCTTCGCGCTGGTGTCCTCGGATAGCACGGGGGGATTCCTGCTGTCGGAGGACGCGGGAGCCATACCGGCCCCAGGAACCCAGCTCTACCTATCGCAGACGACACCGGGCACTGCCACGGGAACACCGCCTGCTAGTCCCGTGCTCCTCGGCCTAGTGCAGCCATCACTGTGGGCGGCGCTCGCCGACGTTGTGCACTCGACGTGGGAGCCGGAATTCGGCGTCACTTCCAGATTCGGCGCCCTGCAGATGCTTCAGAGCGAGGCCACGGGGGGGAGCTATTTCGCAATCGACACGTATGAAATGGTGCTTTCGATCAGCGCCACGCCGCTCACAGCTAGCTCCAAGTGGGTCCTGCAGGCAACAGTAAGCTGCCAGGACAACACGGTATCGAACATCATCTCCATAGGCATTTTCGTGGACGGCTCATTGGAGGATGCGGTGTCGGTCACGCTGCCTGCCGACCCGGCGAACGCCCGCTGCTCTCTCGCTCTCGTTGTGACAACGGGCTTCCTCACCGTTGCGGCGCACACGTTCGAGGTGAAGATCAAGCAGTCTCTGGCGGGAACGATCCAGGTAGGTTCCGACCAATCGGCAAACCTGGTCGCTGTTGAGTACGGAACACTGTAGAAACCCAGGAGCAGTACCAATGGAAGCAGCCTTGAAAGCACTAAGTGGGTCCGGGGTAGGCGGCGCAATTTTGGCCGTGGCCTTTGCCCTACTGACGGCGACGATAGGCGTGCTTAGTTGGGCACTCAAGCGGCTTGTCGACTCGGCGATCAAGCAGCAGGACAAGTTCAGCGACTTCATGGACGCGCTGACCAAGTCGCTGAACGCCATCGGTATGAACTGCCAGGCGTGCCGGTCGGACTCGGTGGCCACCATCAGAGACCTGGAAGGCCAGTTGAAGGCCGAGGTTCAGCACGTCGTCTGGGCGTCGCACGACAAAGCCAAGCTCGAAACCGAACAGGCGATCGACCACGCGGTTGAAAGATTAGAGGAGTCCGTCACGGGTGCGGCTAACTCCATTCGGACCAGCAACAAGGAGCTGGTGCAGTCCATCGAAAACCAGCGGCTACAAGAGCGAGTGGATGAACTCAGCCGGCCACATGACATTACCGGCGCGACGCCAAGGCCGGTGCGAGGTTGAACGCGCTCATCATCATACCAGTCTGGGCGGCCATTCTTGGTGCGGTTGGCATAGCGGCCATGGTTGGTTTTCCCAGCGCCCTTCTCGGCGCTCGCTACGGAGCGAAGCTAGCAGTCGAGCTGTGCGCCAAGCAGCAGGGATGCGCGATGCGGGTCAACCAGGAGCGCCAGCAGACAACGCAGAACCTCGAAGAGCAGCTCGCGGCTCTCCACAAGAAGCACCCGGAATTGGCGAAAGCGCGCGAGGCGATGAACCGAGTGTTGAAGGACACCGGAGAGAACGTGGCTATCCCGGAGAAGCCGAAACGGTAAGTGGAAAAGTCCAGCGCAGACGATCAGTTAACGGCCGATGCAGGGGATGAAGACTGTGGAACTCACCGATCAACTCAGTCAGCACTTTTCCGCACTCGAGCTCGCCCAGCATGCGGGCGGTATCCGCACCTTGCCGGTGGACCAGGCTATCCTTGATAACCTTCAGCGGCTGGTCACGACGGCGTTGGAGCCGTTGCGGACCGCCTGGGAGCAGTTCATCGCGACGAACTCTCTAGGTGGATCGCCGGCCATCACGGTGATCTGTGGGTGGCGTTCGGCCGCGCTGAATGCGGCCATTGGGGGTGCCCAGCAGTCCCAGCACATGCTCGGCAAGGCGGCGGATATCTGCTGCGACGTGGACATGGAATCGCTCCGGCACGGGCGCGGAACCGAGCGGGATATCGCCCGCATGGCTATCTTTGCCAGCTTTATCGAGAAGTTTGTTGATCGCGGTGATGTCATCGGCGGGCTCGGGCTGTACTCGACCAGCGGGCAGTATTACTGGTGTCACGTCGATATCCGCCAGCGTCCTAACGGTCACGTTGCACGCTGGACCGGCGGGATGATTGGGTCCGAGCAGGCGTAGAGAAACGCTGGCGAAAACCGCCCGCCGTGAACAACAATAGGGTATGGCGATATGGCATCTATGCTTTGACCTCCTAGGTAATGCGGCTGTGATCGTACTGGCCTGGAGGCTACGCAAGGCCCTGCGCGGGGAGCGGTCGGCCGACAAAGCTGGGGAGGTTCTCTGCGCCGAACTCGCCGAGCTGAAGGAGTTCGCCGCGAGCCAGGCCGCCCTCGTGGTGCATCTGGAGCACTGCAATTACCACCTCGCCTGCCAGGTCTACGGAAAAGAGCAGGTCGACAAAGCGACGAGGGATGCGGCCAGCCGCGGAACAAATTGATGCCCCGCGAGCGCCTGCCTCCGACCCGCAAGGGCCGGACGAAGAGGATCCACCTGCGCTACTCCACGGAGCACGGACCCGCCGAGTTGAAGCTGTACATTTCCACGGGTGAGTACGCCGACGGACGACTAGGGGAAATTTTTCTCAAGAGCGACAAAGCCGGCTCGACTATCTCGGGCCTCCTGGACGCGCTTTCGATCACGGCATCTCTCGCCCTCCAGAGTGGCGTGCCCGTCGAGACGCTGGTTGGTAAATGGACCAACCTGCGCTTTGCCCCAGATGGGACCACTTCAGATCCAAAGATTCCACGCGTCGCCAGCATCGTGGATGCCGTCGCTAGGTGGTTGCGGATGAGATATATGGGAGGTCAAGTGTCATGAGGAGACAGGCGCTAGGTCGGAAGCGATTCGGAAGGCTAACCGTAACCGATGACGCGGAGAGGGCCGGCCCCTATGTTACGTGTCTCTGTGACTGTGGAAAGATCAAGGATGTGTTCCGTTCCAGCTTGCGCAGCGGCAGAACAAGGTCGTGCGGATGTTTGCGTGTGGCTTCAAATGTCGATCGCACTGTCCATGGCCATACTCGGCACGGCCGAGAATCACCCGAGTATCTCTCATGGCGAGCGATGCTTTGTCGCACCAGCAACCCAAAGGACAGGCGTTTCGCCGACTACGGAGGCCGTGGAATTACCGTCTGCGAGCGCTGGCTGAAGTTCGAGAACTTCTTTGCTGACATGGGGTCTCGCCCACCAGGACTAACGCTCGATCGCAGGAACAACGACGGGAACTACGAGCCCGGCAACTGCCGATGGGCGACGCGCAGGCAGCAGGCGCGCAACACGCGTGAACTAAGGACGACGAATATCAGTGGGGCACGCGGCGTGAGTTGGAATGTGGAACATCAAAAGTGGGAGGCCCGTATCTACCGAGACAGGAAGCATATTTTCCTGGGCTACTTCAGCGATGTCGCCAGTGCGTCCGTTGCTTACCAAAAGTATCGCAGGTGCCACGACACGCCCACAGAATAGGTCCATCTGGGTGGCCTATGCGCTGTTAACCACGCGTAACCTATAGGCTTTTCATGGACAGGAAAATAGTGTATTTCACCCTTTACAAAATAGCAGGACTAGCGTAAATATATAGATGTGGACGCAGCGAACAACCTGCCGGGAAGTAAGCCAGGGCCGACGGGCCAGCAGAGCCGGACGCCGACAGGATCAGTACCTACCACGACGACAACCACCACGGAGGACACCATGACCATCACAGTGCGCAACCCTAATCCGCAATTTGGAGAGACTGGCCCGTTTGTCGTCGAGTCGATCGATGCACTGACGGCCGAGATGGCACCGACGTTTCGCCGCTGGGCCGTCGAGGCATGGGACGCGATGGCTCCAGAGGATCGCGACGAGGATCGCGAGGTGTGGATTGGCGAGCAGGTTACTGCATCGTCGGCCGATTTTGCCGCAGGACTCGAAATCATCGAGCTGTAGCCACCCCGCCCGCCGCGTAACCTATCACCACCACCGAGGAGACTACGACCATGACCCAGTCCCGCCGCCAGCTTGCACAAACCCAGCCGCTCCCCAGCGTTGAGACGATGGCCGACCTCGTGGCCACGGACCCGGCCCGCTACTACTCCCACCGGACCCGCATCGAGCGGGTTATTCCGCTGCACAAGCCAGCGCGTAAGTGGCGGCTAGAGGGATTGGAGCGGCTGCTGCGCGACCTCGGGACTCGGTAGCGGCGCCAGGTCTGGGCCGCTCGACCGGAGCGGCCTGGAGTCGGCCTCGCAACGAACAAGGACAACGGATTAAGCATCATGAAAGAGATCGCACTCACGCAAGGAAAGGTAGCGATCGTCGATGATGAGGACTTCGAGGCGTTATGTGTGCATAAGTGGCACGCCAATAGAGATGAGTGCAGGACCTACGCAGCCCGCACCATACGGCGTCCAGAAAACAAATGGGTGACAGAGCAGATGCACGTCATAGTCCTGGCGCGAAAGCTTGGACGACCAATTGCCGAGAGGATGCAATGCGACCACGACAACGGCGATGGACTTGACAATAGGCGCGAGAATCTATTGGAGGTCACAAAAGCGCAGAACATACGGAATCGTCACCACCGTCCAGAGAACACATCGAGCAGGTTTCTTGGAGTGTCTTGGCACAAGCGCGAAGGGAAGTGGCAGGCGCGAATTATGATCGACGGAACGAACCTGCATCTTGGCTATCATGATACTGAGTTAGCTGCTGCGCTTGCGCGCGAAGCATGCATCAAGCTGCATCCAGAGCTACACGCGAAATCGAATTTCCGAAAGAGCACAACGACCACACAGGAGGACGACCATGACCAAAGTACAGACCACCTACCATAAAGCCCGCATGATCGACGGCACGCCGAGTGACCATCACACGGACCGCGGCCCGAATTGCGAGAGCATCGAACTCGCCCGCATGGCCCCAGTCCCTGGACCGGAATCGGCGATCATCCGTTCAGAGTGGCGCCTCGGCGGGGACGGGGACTGGCACATCACCAACACCATCATCGTCGAGCTGTGCACCGCGACGGGAGTGGTGCGCTAATGGACACCACGATCATCCACGCCGCCCTATTCACCCCCGGCCCGCGACACCATTGGGGCCAGCCTCTCCGGATCATCGGCGCCCCCGGCACCGGCAAGAGCGCGCTGATTGAGCGTGTTGCCCAGGCGGCTGGACTCGAGGTCGAGGTCGTCATCGCGTCTCTGCGCGACCCCACCGATTTCCTCGGCCTTCCGGTCCCGCATCCAGACGGCTCGGTCGGGTACGCGCCGCCAGCGTGGGCACTGCGAGCGGCGAAGGCCAAGCACGCCGTGGTGTTTCTCGACGAAATTGGGCAGTGCCCCCCAGCCGTCCAGGCGTCGCTGATGCGTGTGGTGCTCGATCGCGTGGTAGGAGATTTCGTACTGCCCGATACCGTGCGCATCCTGGCGGCCCAGAACACAACAGAGGACTCCGCTGGCGGCTACGATATTGCGGCGCCGCTCTGCAACCGCTTCGGCACCCTCCCCGATTGGACGGGCCCATCCTGCCAGGACTGGTGCTCGTGGCTCCTGCAGGCCGGGAACGGCAACGAGGTCGAGGTCGCAACCACAGCCGAGGACGAGGAGAAGCGCGTGCTCAAGACGTGGCCATCCGCCTACGCGAAGGCCTCCGGCATCATCACCTCGTTCCTGCGCCGCAAGCCTAGCCTGCTCCACGCGCAGCCCGTCTCCGGCTCCCCCGAGGCATCCCTGGCCTGGCCATCCCGCCGGTCGTGGGAGATGGCAACGCGCGCCCTGGCGGCCTCCGAAATCCACCACCTGGACGAGTCGGACACCGACCGCTACGTCGGCGCCTTCGTCGGCCCGGCGGCGATTCGCGAGCTGCGCTCCTGGCTCGTCAATGTCGATCTGCCCGACCCCGAGCGGCTACTCGACGGCGAGATCGAATGGAAGCACGACCCCGACCGCCTGGACCGCACCATGGTTGTCTGCTCGGCATGCGCGGCCCTCGTAGCACCGCACTCGGCCGCCAAGCGCCTGCCCCGCGCCGAGGCACTCTGGAAGATGTTGCTGCCGCTGATGGAGGTCTCAGATGTGATCTTCCCGGCGGTGAAGACGCTGTCCTCGCAGGAGGTGCGCTTGGTGCGTGGCCCGAAGGGGATGTTTCCCGCGGCCGAGAAGGTGCTCGCGAAGTACCTTCCGATCTTCCAGGCCGCTGGCATCAAGGTCGGGTCGTAACGTGGATCCGAACCTGACCGACGGGCAACGCCTCTCGGCGGCCATCATCGCGGCCGAGCAAAGGTTCCCCTATTTTGCTACGGGCTTCTCGGGGCTCGTTCGTCGGTTCGTCCCCGTCGGGACCATGGCCATCACAGCAACCGGCATCTTGCTGGTGGACCCGGAGTTCCTACTGGCCATCACGGCGCCCCAGGCGGGCGAGGTCGTAGCGCACGAGCTGCTCCACCTTCTGCGCCGGCACCTCGAACGGATGAACGCCATTCCGCAGGTGGACCGGGAGGTGGCCGGGGTAGCCGTCGATCTGGAAGTGAATGATGATCTTCGAGAAGACTTGCTTCCTGACCCGTGCCTGCCCAAGAAGTTCGGCTTGAAGAACGGCCAGATGGCTGAGGAATACTATGACGCTCTACTCAAGCAGGCGCAGCAGCAGGCCAAGTCCGGCGGCTCGGGCAAGGCCGGTGAAGGCAAGCCGGGCAATGGCAAGGCAGACGTCGCGCGTGGGCGCTGCGGCTCTGGCTCGGGCGGCCCCACGGTGGACGGCGAGCCGGAGGGCGCGGCCGGCGCCAAGGGCCGGAGCGCGGCCGACCTGGACCGCATCCGCCGAGACGTCGCCGAGGCAATCCAGCAGCACGCCGCGCAGAAGGGCCGGGGCAGTGTGCCGGGCGGCCTACTGGTCTGGGCCGAGTCCGAGCTCCAGCCGCCGAAGGTCCGCTGGCAGGACCAGCTACGCCGCGCCATCCGGGCCGGGGTGGCGACCATCGCGGGCAGGGTCGACTACACCCGCACGCGCTTCTCACGACGCCAGGCTGCGTTTGGGGCGGTCGCGCGCGCCTTGGGCGGCAGTACGCCATTGATGCCCGCCCTGTGCGCGCCACGGCCCCGCGTAGCGTTCGGGGTGGACACCAGCGGCAGTATGGGCCACGACGAGCTGGTGCGGGCTGTATCAGAGGCGCAGGGATGCCTGCGGGCCATCGGGACGCCCATCACCTTCCTGGCCTGCGACGCGGCCGTGCACGAGACGCGGGAGGTACGAACCGCGGCCGAGCTGGCGAACCAGCTCAAAGGAGGTGGGGGCACGGATTTCTGCCCGATATTCCACGCGGTAGAAGAGCTGCGCCCGAAGGTCGACCTGTTCGTGTTCGTGACCGACGGGCAGGGGCCGGCACCGGCGGCAGCGCCACGCGGGTTCGATACGATCTGGATCCTCGTCGGGCCGTACTCGTCGGCGCCGTGCGGGTGGGGCAAACAAATCGTCATAAAGGACTAGCGGAACTAGCTAGACTGTGCAAGAATAGTTCTACTGTTACCGTGAAATAGACGATCAAATACTTCACGTGAAACCTACGCGGCGCACGAAACGACCAACCAGGAGGACCGCCGATGCCAACCGTAGCTCTCGATCTCGATCACTGGGACACCGAACAGGTGGGCATCGTCATCGCATGCAAGACGGGCGTTCGCTGGACGAATCAGGCAGGAGGGACCGCCTGCGCGCATCCAGAAGCCGAAGGGATTTTCCTCCCGCTGCCGACGTATCTCTCGGAAGCATCCCTGGAAATACTGCGCGATCGGTGGCACGTCGAGACCGAGCACGTCGCGAAGTTTTTGGCCGCTAAGAAGCTCGATGATGTTCTTGAACCCAGCGCTGGCGTCGGAGGCGAGGCGTGGGTGCCAGTGCGAATCAAGGCGCGACTTACAGATCTAGACATTCCCGAGTTTCCAGAGTGGGCGCGCAATCTACGGCCCTTCGCCGGTAGCCTCGGCTTCCTTGTCTATCTGAATTCCGACTAGACCACAGACCAACAACCAGGAGGACCCAATGACCACGACCAAGACCGGAATGACCCAAGGCATTGTCACGAGCAAAGACTTTCTCGCCGTCACTGACGGCACACCGCAGGCGGGGATTCTCACCTGGTGGGAACTGAGCGGACTCGTAGACGTCGAGAAGCTGCGCGTGGCCTGGCATGCGGAGGGTCTGGACATCGCGCTGGTGCCCGAAGCGGTGGCGCCCAAGTCCGCCCTTCGGCGCGCGGTCGAGACCCTGGCAGAGCAGCGCAAGCTGGTGCGTCCCCTGGCCGGGCGCGAGGGCTACAGCCTGGTCGAGGAGACGGCGGCCGGCGAGAAGCTGGACTACAAGCAGGCCGTGGTTGCAACGGTCGACGCTGACGGCGTACTCACGATCGAGCCGTCGGACGGGCTGCTTGCGGACTCTATCCGAGCCAGCCACGCGCTCCACCTGACCAACCTGGTTCCCTCCGACATCTCCAGCCTGCTGGTGCACTTCTGCGAGTCGCTGGACGCGGTAGCGCTCCGGGCGCGCGGCGGGTTCTATTTCCTGCCCCCGGCGTCGGTGGAAAAGTTTCGCCTTGCCGCCGAGGTCATTCGGTCGGTGGGTGCCCACGTCTGCTACGAGATTCCGGCCCTGCGTACCGAGAGCGCCGTCCAGGCCATCCTCGCCGCGGTAGAGCGCGAAGCAAGCGCCGAGATCGCAGAGTTCGAGGCCATCCTGACCAACGTCGAGGCCGGGCCGCGGGCGCTCAAGACCAAGTCTAAGCAATGCGACCGAGTCGCGACGAAGGTGGCCGGCTACGAGGCGCTGCTGGGGACGTCGCTGGTCGAGCTCCAAGAGCGGCTATCGGGGTTGAGGTCGCGGTTGGCGGAGGCGGCGATCTTGGCACAGGCTGAGGACGCAGCCGCGTGAGCCCAACCACAACCACCACCGAAGGACTACCACAATGATCGACGCGACCAACGCCATTGTCAGAAACTACGCATTTCTCTGCGGCTGGCTTGAAGCCCAAGACCTGCGGCAGCAAGCCGAGCTAGCGAAACTCGAAGCGGCTAAGACCTGGAAGGACGGCAGCGCACCGCTCGAAGGCTGGCAGGCTGTGGTCATGCGCAGGTCACTGTGGGCCTACACGCGCCAGAATCGTGCGCCCATCACAGCCAGCATCAACCGCCTCGACAAGCTCGACGGCTGCAGGAAGGTGGAGCTGGAACACGCGCGGTCCGTTCCTACCGAGGTGTCCCCGCCAGAAGAGCGCATCGACCGGTACCGCTTCGCGAAGATCATCACCCGCATGCTGGCGCTGCTACCGGGCGGGGACTTGGCGAGCGAAGTGCTGCTCGGGGAGCGCAAGCCTGCCGAAGTGGCACAGAGCCGGCGCGTCCCGGTGCGAGAGGTGTACCAGGCAACGCGAGAAGCGCGGCGGGCACTGCAAGGGGACCGGCGGCTGCGCGCGTATGCGGAGGAGTACCTGGGGTGACGGCTGACGACTGGGGAAGTTCCATAGCCGTCCCAATGCAGGACGCGGCGCAGTCCATGTCCGGGCTTGCCGCTGCGGTGAGGAAGATGGGCGAGAATGTGCGCAAGAACCTCACTTCTTTCTCCATCTCTGTTGCGTGCGAGCAGGTCGGCGCCAACATGAGCACGGTCTCAGACCACGACTCGGGCATCCATGTCGTCTTCTTTCTGCGTGTTGACTGCGGTGCCGACAAGGAGCGCGCAGTGCTGGCCAACATTGAGCAGTTTCGACAGTGGCTCGACGGGGAGCGCCCAGCTGGGGTTCACGTGAACATCATCGTCCGCTACGTCACCGCCGATGCGCTGGCCGCCTGCAAAAGCGTAGAGGCAATGGCCGGCGCCGCCGAGGCATTGAAGCAGGTCTTTGGGCTCGACACCACGGGAGACTGGACGCCGTGAACGACTCTCTCGCCCTCCTACTCCTCACCGGCCTATGGGCACAGACGACCGAATCCGGTACGCGCCCAGATCGTGGCTGGTGTACGCGGGAGCACGACCACATCAAGTGCGGTCTCTGCGGCGGTAAGGTGGACTCGCGCGACGTGCCCGGCCACGGCCGCCAGCACATTGCCGCCATCGAGGGACAATACGCCTCATTCTGGGTCGTCCTATCAATGGCCACGATGGACAAGGCCAAGCTCTACAAGCGCGACATCGGCGACGTCATTGAAGAGGTTTTCGGCTTCCGGCCCGGCACCCCGGAGGCCACACAGTTTTGGAAAGATCACGGAGGAACAGCACCATGTTGAAGTCAAGCAAACCATTGAAACGCGCACAAGAGGACCGCATGCGGGAGCAGGGCTTCCTGAGCGTCGCCGAGACAGCACGCCTTGCCGGCGTGAACCGTCAGACGGTGAACCTTTGGATTGCCAAGGGAGCCATCACCAGCACGAACGTGGGCCTGCGGGTCTACGTGATACGGGCCAGCCTCGTGGAATACCTGGGACCGGATGGCGCCAAGGCGCTACTGGCGGGCACGTGAGCCTGGAAGAATTCTTTCCCACGGCACCGCGGACGATTTCTCTCATGCTCGCGGGCATCGACTGGAGCGAGCTCGTAACAGTGCTGGAACCAGAGGCCGGCAAGGGCGACATTGCTTTGAAGATCGCTGGCCGCCTCAAGTGCGAGACCAGAAAAAGCCGCTGGCGCGCCGAAGACGATGGCAAGGGGGCGATCGACTGCATCGAGATCGCTGAAGATCTGCGCTGCGCCCTCAAGGGGGCCGGATTCCGCGTTGTGCACGATGACTTCCTGACCTACCAGACGCGCAAGCACTACGACCTAATCGTGATGAATCCGCCTTTCTCCGATGGGGCTCGGCACTTGCTCAAGGCGCTGGAGTTGGCCCGGTACGGTGGGCAGGTCCGTTGCATCCTGAACGCCGAGACCATCCGCAACCCCTACACCAACGAGCGCAAGGCCCTGGCCACGAAGCTGGCAGAACTGGGCGCGACGATCACCTTTCACGCTGGCGAGTTCGCCCAAGCCGAGCGACCTACCGACGTCGAGGTGGCCCTTATCAGCGTGGCCATCCCGAACAGCGTCCCGGACAGCATCATCCTTGAAGACCTGCACGAGGCGCGGCGGGCAGAGGCGGATCGGCAGGGCGAACAGACAGACCTGGTCTCTGGCGACTTTGTCCAGGCCATCATCGCTCGCTATCGGTTCGAGATAGACGCCGGGGTGAGGCTGATCCAGGAATACGAAAGGATCCGCCCGCATCTTCTGGAATCCCTGCGTGGCGATCCTTCGGGCGACTACCGCAAGCCTATCCTGGCGCTGACCATCGACGATCGGAAGGTCCGCGACGGGGACACCCTCAACGGCTACGTCCGCCTGACCCGGCTGAAATACTGGGAGGCACTATTCCAGGCGCCCGAGTTCACGGGACAACTCACGTCCAACCTGCAGCGCGAGCTATCGGCGAAGGTGGAAGCGCTGGCCGAGTTCGAGTTTTCGCGGGTCAACATCCTGTCGATTCAGCGCGACCTATCCCGCCAGACCATCGCCAGTATCGAAGAAACAATCGTCGCGGAGTTCGACCGGCTGTCCCGCCAGCACCACTGGGACAAGGACTCGGCGAATATCCACTACTTCAACGGATGGGCCACCAACAAGAGCTGGAAGATCAACGAGAAGGTCATCATGCCCGGCCACCCGTGGGACACCATCTGGGACAAGTGGCGTTTTAGCAATTGCGCGGGCGAGCTCGCGGACCTTGAGAAGTGCCTCACGTTCCTGAACGGTGGACTGCCGCCCGAGATCAAGATCGCCACCGCCCTGGCGCGCGCCGAAGAACTGGGGCAGTCATCGAACATCGCCGGAAGCTTCTTCTCGGTCACTTGCTACAAGAAGGGAACGCTGCACATCCGCTTCCTGCGGACAGATCTGCTTGACCGCCTGAACCGATTCGGCGCCCAGCGTAAGCAGTGGTTGCCGCCATCGTATGGTCGCCGGAAGTACGCCGACATGGACGCGACCGAACGCGCGGTGGTCGATGAGTTCGAGGGGCAGGAGACCTACGCCAAGGTGGTAGCCGATCCCGACAAGTACATCGTTGCGACGGCCGGGATGCTACAGCTTACGGGGTGAAAACTTTCTTGGCGAAAACCGCCCGCCGTGAACAACAATAGATCACAACCAGAGGAGACTGACCATGACCGAGAAGACGACTGAAACAGCAATAGTCCAGGCGGGGCCGACCGCGCTGGTGAAGCAGGACTACGGAATCGACGTTGCTCGGGTGATCGCTATGCGATCGGCGGTCGAGGAGGTGATATCGAAGGTCCTGCGCGAGGGGGAGCACTTCGGTATCTTGCCCGGGTCCAAGGTCGTCGATGGGAAGCGCCCGAAGAAGATGCTCTTCCAGCCAGGTGCCGAGGTGCTGTGCCAGGTCTTCAGACTTCGACCGCAATTTGAGGTGGTCACGCGCGAGGAGCGAGACGACTTCATTTTCCGCGAGGTGACCTGTCGTCTATACAATTCCGTCACTGGCGAGTTGGTGGGCGAGGCGAGCGGATCGGCCAATTCGCGCGAAGAGAAATATGCAGCAAGGACCGCCGCTAAGTTGTGCCCGACGTGCGGGAAGCCGACCATCTTCAGATCGAAGAAGCGGCCAGGCGACACGAGCACCACGGAGCCTGGCTGGTTTTGCTGGTCCAAGAAGGGTGGGTGTGGGGCTGAGTTCGCAGCCGAGGACAAGAAGTTGCTCGACCAAAGCGGAGCCATCAGCACGGACAAGCTTTGGGATCTCCATCACACAATCCTCAGTATGTCGCAGAAGCGTGCATATGTAAAAAGCGTACGCAACGCTACCGCAACCAGCGACATCTTCACCGACGAGGACGCCCCGCCGGAAGACGACCAACCCGGCCAGCCCGGCGCCCAGCACGCGCGCACGCAGACCAAGGCCAGCACAGCGCCCAAGGCCACGGCGATCCAAGTGCGCGACCTGAACGAGGCCCTCAAGCAGCAGTCCATCGGCACCACGTTCCCGGACAGCGTCCCTGTGACCGAGCATTCCGAGCGGGGGAAAAAGGTTCGGCTCGGCTGGGTGAATCAGATGCTGGCCGATGACGAGCTGCCCGAGGTGGGTGGCATGTCCGAGCTTTCTCCCGAGATCATCGACAGGCTCATTGTGGCGGCGAAGGCGGGAAAGGTACCAGCGGTCTGGTAGGGATTCCAGGAGAGCCGCGAGCCTCCAATTGGAAATGTGAAACAGCGGCGGCGTGGCCACCGGCCATACGGGGCGCAATGGCAGGCCGAAAGCAAGCGCTCTCGTAAGTTTTCGGTCTTCATCACGATGCCGGCCTCGTGGCCAATGACCGGCACCAACTTCGAGGAGACGCAATGCCAGAGCAAGGATTCCCGCAAGTGACCGTCGTATCCAAGTCCAAGCGCGTGCGATGCAGCTCCATCCACCTAGCCCGGCTGTGCGATCGCTTCCCGTGGCTGTCCGTGCACCACCCTGCGAGCCACGATGCGAGCCGCTTCGGTACCGCGGTGGACGACCAGGTGAGCCTCGTCCTGTCCTGCATCGCCACCGGGGACATGGACAACCTGCCCACCGATGAGGAGCTGCTAACCGAGACGCCGATCATCCTTGACTGGATTGAGGCCAACTACCCACACGAGGTGTGGGAGTGGCACGTGCACCCGCCGCTGGAGTTGCTCGATCCAGAGACCGGCGAGGTCCTTACCAAGGGCACGCCCGACCTGATATGCCTGCATCGAACAGAGCCACGTTTCGTCGACATAGATCTGAAAAAAATGGGACAGATGTGGGCTGGGCATGTCCAGAAGCCCGACGAGAACGATCAGCAGTTATCCTACACATCGGCGTTCTGGATGGAGACTAGCAAGACCCGCAAGATCGAATCGGCCAAGATCATTCTCGCGGGCTGGGATGACAAGCGGGTTCATCCCTTGGAGTCGCAGCCCATCACCGAGCAACGCCTGTCCGAGGTGATCGATACCATCCGCGCCATCCCGCCAGTGGACCCGGACGCTCCGCAACCCGAGGCGAGTGTAGGCTCGCACTGTGACCACTGTTGGCAAAGAGGGCATTGCGACGAATGGCTGTTGCCTGGCGCCGTCGCGGTCACGGCCGGGCTGCCCGCTCCCTACGCCGAGTTTGTGGGCGGCGAACTCACGGCCGAGACCACAGTCAAGGCCCTCTCGTGGCTCGAAGCCGCCGAGGGCATGCGCGACAAGATCAACGCCATCATCAAGCTGGTGCGCGGGAACGCGGACGCCTTCGTCACGCAGCAAGGCCCGGTCCGAATCGGCGAGTTGCTTTATGGACCCCAGCCGACGAAGGGCAAGCGGTCTGGGGCAACGATCAAGACCTTGGAGGCCGAGGGCCTGCAGCGCCTCATCCGCGACGGCAAGGATGGGACAAAGTGCAAATACTACCAGGCACCGCCGAAACCCTGACGAAAACCGCCGCCCGTGAACAACAATAGAAGTGAGCTCATGCAGATCATCGACCACACCGGGAAGCGACTCACCCTAGCCGACGTTGCAGCCCTGGAATCCGCACCCGACGCGAACCAATCCCCAGATATTCTTTCAGCCTTTACCACCGAGGAGACCACGCTCATGCCGAACGACCCCACGATTATCGTCACCAGAATGCGCCTCACGAACTTCCGCGGGCTGGCCACCCTCGACGTGCCCATCGGCCCGGGCGGGGCCATCTTCAGCGGCACCAATGGCGAGGGCAAGACGACGGCGATCGAATCGCTGCCCGCTACACTCGAAGGCGTTGGGATCGGGCCCGAGTGCATCCGGATCGGTGCGGACAAGACTGAGCTGCTCATCGACATGGACAAGGTCGAGGAGGGTAGGCGCACGAAGCTGGAGGCCAAGCGCACGATCACCAAGAGCAAGACCACGCTGTCACTCACCGGCGCCGACGGCGTGCCGCTGCCACGTCCCAAGGAACAACTCGCGGCGCTTTTCGGTGGCCGCGCCCTCGACCCGCTGAAGTTCTACCTCGCCGACGCCAAGGAACAGCGGCGCATCGTCCTGGCTGCCAACCCGGTGCAGGTGACAGTCGAAGACCTGACCCGCTGGACAGGCGAGGAGCGCGAGTGGAACACCTCGGGCCACGGCCAGGAAGTTCTAGCCCGCGTTCGGCAGATGTACTTCGACCAGCGCACGAAGGCCGGGCAAGTCGCCGACCAGGCCAAGGCCGCGGTCACAGTCAAAGCCCAGGAGTCCGACAAACTGCGCGTCGAGAAGACCGAGACCATGACACCGGAGGCGGCGCGCACCCATGTGGCAGCAGCCGAGAGTAAACTTGCCGTGCTGAACGATAGGCGCAAGCAGGCACAGGAACGCGAACAGGCGGCGGCCGGGACGCGCGCAAAGGTGGCAGAACTGCGGGCCAAGGCCGAGGAACTGATGGCCAGGCCGGATGCGGTGGGGCCAAGCGCCGAGGACTTTCACGCGGCAGACGGAGAGCTGCGTGCGGCCACTATTGCCCTTGAGGATGCGCGCAGGCGCTGCGACGCCGCTAAGGCAGCCGTGGACACGCTGGAAGCCAACCGGAAGGCTGCCAACGCATTGGAGACCGAGGCAACCACCGCCATCAACCAAGCCAACCAACTCGAAGCTGCCCTCGCCGCTGACGAAGACATGCCAGCCCTGGCCGAGATAACCATTGCCGCCGAGACCGCCCTGGCAACTGCCAAGGCACTGGTTATCAACGCCGAGGCCACCGCCAAGTGGACCGCCGCCAAGGCCCAGGTGGTAGCCGCCGAGCTGGCCCAGCACGATGCCGACGCCGCATGGATCAAGCTGGACACCATCGTCAAAACCTTGACTGTTGTCGCGCCCGCCGAGATTGCCGGCCGGGCTGACCTGGTCGCAGGGCTGGAGGTCACGCCCGACTCCATCCTCCTCGACGGTAAGGACATCACCCTGCTCTGCGGGTCAGAGAAGATGAGCTTCGCGGTCACGCTGGCCAAGCGTGTGGCGGGCAAGGCGAAAATGCTCACGGTAGACGGGCTCGAACAGATCGCGCCGGCCAAGCAGCCACAGTTCGTCCGGATGTGCCTAGAAGGCGAATGGATGTTGTTCGCTACGCTGGTTTCAGACGGCGCCATGGTCGTGGTGGACTGTTTCCAATTCGCAAAGGCGGCCTAGCCATGCCATCAATTCCAATCAGGATCGGGAATCTCACCGCCCTCATCCCCCTGCCCGAGAAGCCCGGCTGCTCTCACCCCGGCTGCAAGTGGCCGGACAAGCATCGCTGCGGCTACCAGGTCTTACGTGCCGGCAAGGCCGCGAGCTGCGGCGCCAAGCTCTGCGGGAACCACGCCAGCCCTTCGACACTTGCCGGCCACATCTGCCAGCCACACAAGAAGTTGATGGAAAGGGAGTCGTCAAAATGACTGCTATGCGAACTACGATGTTGATTCTTCTGGCACTTGCGCTCGGGTGCTCTACCCAAAGCGCAGGCTTGCTGACCACTCGCGACGGTGGAACAAAGGCAGCGAGCCCAACCATCGACGCGGACGTTGTGCCCGATACGGTCGTCGCGAGCATTTCTGACGCCTGGGGTGCCACCGAGGACACCCAGTCACCCGACGCGGTCACCTGGAAGAACAGTCTCACCTTCGGCACGAGCTACACCGGCGATGGCGGCATCGGTCCGATGTACGACGGTGAAGGCGACGTTCTCCTCGGGCAGGCCACCAGCTTCAGCTCTAGGGAGGCCAACCGTCTCGTGTTTCGCCTCGAAAGTGCCGCAGACATTACCGGGCGAAGCGTGGTGCTTTACGTGGGCGGCGACATCGCGAACATTCGCGCTAGCGCGGCCGGGCCGGAGAGCGGCCACGTGATCTTGGGGATTGTCAGCTTAGAGGCGGGGGCGAGCATGGTGATCGCCTGCCTCACGACGGCAGACAGGAGCAAGGCGGGGTGGAACGTGGGCATGGTCTGCATTGACGTGTCCGGTGCCTACGTGACTGTGGGGCCGTAATGATAGAAGTCGGCCGCGACGGCAAGCCGAAGATGGGCGAGTGGTACAAGTAATGGACTGCCAGCTAAAGCAGGCAGCTTTGCCCCTGAACAGAGACGGACAAGCAATGCTTTCCATCACGATAGTCCGAGACGATAGGCTGCATTACAGCAGCCCTGCGTGCGATGTTGACCGCACCGACGTGGTCGGCATGGTCGACGAACCCGCACGACTTGCAAGCGAACTCGGACTGGCTCTTGCGGTTGGCCTTGTCGATGTAGCCGCACGCTGGGCAAGTCCGAGAGGTGTTGCGCGGATCCACGGCCACGAGCTTGACGCCAGCGATGGCGGCCTTGTAGCTGAGGAACGCACGCAACTGAAAGAACGCCCATCCCGAATGCATCGCCCTTTGGCTTTTTCTGACCGTTGCCCGCTCGCGAATACCCGTCAATTCCTCAACGGCTATTCCTCTCGCGGTGCCTTTGGCCTTGGCGACGATTTGCTTCGAGATCACGTGGTTGGTGTGGGAGCGGAAGCGGGCCTCCTTGCCCGAGAGTTTCTTGAGGTGTCGCTTTGCCGACTTGGTGCCGACGGGTTGAAGCATGTTGCGCAGGCGCTGGTGTCGCTGGCGCGTGGCCTCGACGGCCGCGCCGCTGTGGGCCTCGCCATCGGAGTCGACTGCGAGGTTGCGGATTCCAAGGTCGACACCAAGCCAGCCTTCAGGGTCGATAGGGGAACCGTCGGGTACCTCGACGGTCACGAAGAGGAACCACTTTCCCTTGCGGAGCACAAGGTCGGACTGGCCGCGCACGCCTTCGAGTCGCGCGAGGTGGTAGGGGCCGGCGACGTAGGGAACGAGAATGCGGCCCGAGATGGTCAGCAGCGATACGCGGTCCATCGCCTTGAAACTCAAGATGCGCTGGTCGTAGGCGATGGCCCCGTGGGGCTTGAAGGTGGGCTTGCGGGCGCGGTCGCGCTTGTACGCCTCGACCACCTTGGAGATCGCTCGCACGGCCATCTGCGACGACAACCCGAATTTCTCGCGGAGGTCTCGGTAGTAGAGCCCTTGCAGCTTGAGCTTGTCTGCGGACTTCAACTCGAAAGCTCGCTCGGCCAGCCATGCGCACGCCTCATTCACACGCTCAAGCGTCGCCAGCAGAGCGGCGGCTTGCTCGTGCGTGGGCAGAAGCTTTGCAACGGCTACGAGTTTCACTGCTTAGACACTACAGCTCTAAGGCAAGAAAAGCAACCCAGAACCGGACGGCGTTTCCTCCGCCTCCTAAAGGGGGCGGCTTCCACGCCGAGGATATTGTGAAACGCACCCGCCTCCACCGTAAGACTCCCCTGCGCACCCGCACCCCATTGCGCGCGCTTACGCCACTGCGCCAGCGTTCCCCCAAGCGTCGCCCAACCTCGCCGGAGGATCAAGACCGGCTCGACTGGCTGCACTTGCAACTGTGCGCAGTCCACCAGCACGCCGGCTGCGGCCCCGCCGAGGTCCACCACGACACCCAAGATCGCGCCCACGGGAAGAAGGCTGGCCACGAGCGAGGCATCCCCATGTGCCGGCAGGCCCACCGCGACTTCCACTGCAACTGCGGCCACTTCAAGGACTGGACGCGGGACTCGCTACGCGCGTGGCAGACCGCGCAGGTCTGCTACTTCCAGGCAATGTACGACCTGCACCAGCGGCGCCATGCGCGCGACCCCATGAATTTTGGTTGATGAACCTCACCCATCCCGAACAACAATGGATCCAGCACCCATGATACACAGCCCACTCATCGCCGAGCTCGAAGAGATTCTCCTGCTGGTGGTTCGCGACGGCGGAAGCATTCGGGATGCCCTCGTGGCCACCTTCCGCGCCGCCGGTGCCGAGGGCCACCTGGAAGTCGAAAGCCCATCCAGGCGCATCCTTCGGGCGGCCTGCGCGCACTACAACACCAAGATCGAACACCTCATCTCGGGAGAGCGCACCGAACGCTGCACCAGCCGCCGGTACGCGACCATGGTGGCCATGCGCCGGTCCGAGATGTCGCTGCCAGAAATCGCGTCGGCACTCGGGTACAGCGATCACTCGGTGGTGGCCTACGGGCTGGAGAAGGCGAAGCGGCGGGCGGATATTCAGAGGGACGGCGAGGCCATTTGGGTGCTCGCCTTCGGGAAAGACAAGCAAGCCGCACGGGCGGCATGAAGGGAAGATCATGACCGAAGAGAAGACAGGAACATGCCCAGTCTGCAATGGGACCAAGCGCATCCCAGCCACTGGGAACTACAAGCACGTCGTGGGCGGGTACGACAAGGACACTGACACCTTCCCGTGCAACAACTGCGGCGGTCAGAAGCAGTGGCAAGCGGTGCTCGGATTCGTTCCATTGCGCCCCGACGGGACGCCCTGCACCCACGAGTACGTGAGCCACAAGATCAGCAACTGCTACCACGGCTACACGTGCAAGCACTGCAAGGACTACTTCACCATCGACAGCGGAGATTAGGACCTTGACATCCTCCGCCCCCTAAAGGAGGCGGATTCCCGGCTTCACAACCGAGTATTTCTCTTTCAACTCTGACTGCACCGCACCCCGAAGGACACGATGGCTAACACCAGATCCAGAGACAGAAACCGCGAGTCCCGCGGCCAAAATGTTGCGAGCTGCATTCTCGTCTCGGTCGTGTTCTGCATTGCAGCATGGGCAAGTCCACTTGCGCACGTCGAGGGGCAGGTGCTCGACGACGTGACCACAAGCGGAGCATGTCTTGCTGCTGGGGTAGAAGCGGTCGACTTTCACCAACTCCCGGCCATACCAGGCGCACTTGTACGCCAAGAATGTCAGGAGCATGCGCCAAGCGGCGTCCGAGATAACTCGGGCGAGGCAGTGGTTGCGGACCATTCCAGCGACGTTCAAATCCTCGACGACGATCACTTGGTTCTCGCGAACGAGTCGAGTAGAGAGTTTGTGCATTTGGTCGCGGCGACGGTCGGCCACCTTGGCGTGCAGACGAGCGAGCTTGATGCGAGCCTTGTTTCGGTTTTTGGATCCTTTCTGTTTGCGGGCCATCGCGCGGGAGAGGCGACGCTTGCGCTTCATCTCTCGGGCGTCGTGCTGGAGGTTGGGAATCTTCTCGCCAGTAGAGAGCGTGGCCAAGGCGTTGATGCCGAGGTCTATCCCGACGGCGGTCTTGAGCTTGGACAGGTGCTTGATGGTGCGGTCTTCGCAGAGCAGGGACACGTGCCAGCGCTGGGAAGCGTCCAGCGACACCGAGGCGCTCGATGGCTGCACACCGGCGGGCAGTGGGCGGCTCCATCGGATGTCGAGTGGGGCATCCATCTTGGCCAATGTCAGCTTGCCCTCGGCGAAGCGGAACCCACTGCGGGTGAACTCTGCCGAACCGCCCGAGCGCTTCTTCTTGAAGCTGGGATACTTGGCCCGCTTGGCGAAGAAGTTGGCGTAGCCGGTTTGCAGGTGGCGCAAGGCCTGCTGGATAGGAACGCTCGAAACCTCGTTAAGGAACGCAAGCTCGGGCTCTTTCTTCCAGCCGGTGAGGGCGGAGCTTTGGGCCGCGTACCCGATGGACTTCTTCCCCGACGTCCACGCCTCGCTGCGTTCGTGCAGGGCGCGATTGTAGACGAGACGACAGCACCCGATGGTCCTGCGGAGCAAGACCTCTTGCTCGGCGGTCGGGTAGAAACGGTATTTGAATCCTCGCAACGGCACGCTTGCAGGATACGCTGTGCGCGTGTAAAGTCAACCATCGTAGCAACCGGACGGCGTTTCCTCTGCCAGCTAAAGCAGGCAGTATCCACGCCGGGGAGTATTCGATGAGCGACCAATCCCACCGGGCAATACATTACATAAAATGTTGGCCCAAGTTCTTCGACGCCGTTGCTCGCGGCAAGAAGCCCTTTGAGGTTCGCAAGAACGACCGCGACTACCGCGTTGGCGACCAGCTCGTGATGTACGAGTGGGATCCGGAGGCTGCCAAGGAGCGCGAGGCCGAGGGCTACTCGGGACGGGAGGTGCGGGGGACCATCACCTACATCATGGACGCTGGCACATTTGAGGGGGCCGTGGGACCGGACTACGTGGTGCTGGGGATAGAGTGGACGGACGGCATCTACCCGAAGGTGGGGACGTGACCGCCTACTACAACGAGCACGAGCCCTCGCGATTCATTGCCTACGTCATCACCAATGCGGTGAACGGTAAGCAGTACGTCGGGGTGACGGTTCGTGGTCTGCGCCGGAGATGGACTGATCATGTTCGAGCGGCCAGAGACGGAGTCGCGACGGCGCTTTACGCGGCGATGAGAAAGCACGGAGTGGAAGCCTTCACCATTGAGCACTGTGCATGCGCGTTGGGACGAGATGATCTTGCGCATGTTGAGAGGAATTTGATTGCCCAACTCGGAACGCTTGCGCCGCTTGGCTATAACCTCACGATTGGCGGGGACGGCGTTGCCGGGCTTCCGCGATGGATCGTCGAGCGGACGGCAAATCTCAACAGGGGACGGCACCAGTCGGAAAGAGCAAAGGAACTCATAGGTTCCGCGAGCCGTGGCCACCTTGTGTCTACGGAGACCAGGCGCGCATTGCGAGAGGCGCACATCGGGAAGACTCTCACGGCAGAGCATAGGGCGAAGTTGTCAGCGGCCAAGATCGGGAAGCGCATGCCTCCGAGAAGCGCCGAACATCGCGCGCGAATCTCCGCTGGTCTAGTCGTCGCCCACGCGCGCAGAAGGGCGAGTAGGGCATGACAGCATATTACAATGAGCACGATAAATTCGCCGCTGCGTGGCTGCGCAACCTGATTGAAGCTGGGCACATTGCGCTTGGCGAAGTGGACCAAAGGAGCATCGTAGATGTCCAAGCAACTGACCTTCGCGGCTATCGACAGTGCCACTTCTTCGCCGGGATTGGAGTGTGGTCCTACGCTCTCCGATGCGCCGGATGGTCAGACATCCGCAATGTCTGGACCGGATCCTGCCCCTGCCAGCCGTTCTCGGTCGCGGGCAAAGGCGAAGGCATCGATGACAAACGCCACCTCTGGCCCGAGTTCTTCCGCCTCATCCGCGAGTGTCGCCCTGACGTTGTCATTGGCGAGCAAGTATCCAGTCCCCAAGGGCTTGGGTGGTTCGACGCTGTATCTGCTGACCTTGAAAGCGCGGGCTACGCCGCTGGGGCGCTTGATACCTGCGCTGCGTGGGCAGGCGCGCCGCACCTCAGACACCGCTTGTATTGGATGGGCCACGCCGACAGTGCAAGATGGGAACGGGCGGGACAGACACAACCAAGTGAGCGGTCCGCCGATCTTGTCACTGCTTGGTCAAGCGAGGCTCGCAGGGTGGCCGACTCCATGCTCGCAGGACGGGCCGAAGGGCGGACCAAGCCAGGGCGACGACAGATTGCCGGGGGCGGTGCAGTTGGCGGGATGGCCGACAGCGACGGTTCACGATGCGGAGAGGGGCGGCCAGGCGAAACGGGCGGTGGGGGAGACGAGGCACGGGAGCAACTTGCAGGACTTTGTCCTACTAGCGGGATGGCCCACCCCGGACACCTGCCCGGATGCCCCGAACAGCTCGACGAACAGGGGCAAGGACTACGGCGGGAACCGGGCCCGAACGACGGTGCAGGGACTGGGGAATGTGGCGCAGCTTGCAGGCTGGCCAACTCCAATGGCAGGGAGCCCAGCGACAGCGAGTTACAACGAGGCCGGCGACTCGTGCAACTCGCGCAAGACCCGCTTGATGGTTTCTGGCGAGACGCCGACTGGCTCCTCTGCACCGACGGAAAAGCGCGGCCAGTTGAACCCGGCACACAGCCGCTGGCTTCAGGGGCTACCAAGCGACTGGGACGACTGCGGGGTTACGGTAACGCTCTCTGCGCGCCGCAAGCCCAAGCCTTCGTCGAAGCCGTGATGGGGTGCCTGCCATGAAGACCTGCACCTGGCACCGGGACGGCGTCCCTCCCCGCTTCCAAACGCCGCGCTACCGCCTGGCCTGGAAGGTCGAAGGCTGCGAGGTGTGCGACGCCAAGTTCGCCGGCATCGAAGTTCCAGCAGACGTGCTGACACCAGAGCAACTGATTGCTGCGGATAAGGCCAGTCGACCAAGGGGGAGCGTGGATCGCCATCGGAAAGAGGCTGCGGGGAGACGAGCGGCGTACTGGGCGAGGGCGAGGGTAGCGTGAGGCCAGACACCTGGCGACTCGACGACTGGCCGCTCTGCCCCGCGTGCGGCGAGGATGAGCTTGGCGACCTGACGCCACGTGACCGCGCTCCTACCGTCGAGGACCTGCAGACCGCGGAGCTGTACTGCTACCGCTGCCAGCGGGTCACGGTACGGGCTGGCGAGGGTGCGCGCCCGGCCCAGATAGCGGCCCTGAAGGTGTAGGGACAAAGTCCTTTACAGGCCAGGCCATGTAGCGTAGATTGACACCGCTTTAGGATCACCATGGACATCAACCGTCGAGAGCGACCGCGCACAGAACGCACCCCACCCCCGGTGGTCCTAAAGCAACTTTCGGGTGCTGAGTGTGTATTCGGTGCACGGCCGCTCCCGGAGGTTGATCTGACGGCTATGTCGAAGGCCGCTGCGGCTGTCTGCAACGACGCGGGAGGCGCACGCTGGTGTACCGGCTGTCTGGCTGCCCACGGAGCTTGGCACGCGTCCTGCCCGTCTTGCGGGCGCGTTCTCGTAGCGGTGCCGAGGCTGTCCAGGATCAAGCGGGAGGCGGCATGAGCTACGCGGATTTGCTGAGGGACCCTCGGTGGCAGCGCAAGCGACTGGAGGCTCTGGAAGCTGCCCAGTGGATGTGCAGTATCTGCTATTCGAAGATCAAGACTCTAAATGTCCACCACAGGTTCTATCGCCATGGTGCCAAGCCATGGGAATACGAACGAGACGAACTAGAGGTCCTGTGCGAGGGTTGCCACGAACTCGCTCACTTGTGCAAGAAAGAACTTGCCAGAATAGGGAGGGAAGGCTTTGCGCGTGAGGTGATCCACTATCTCGTTGCGACGATGGATGGTGGGTGTTGGACGCTTGAGCAGATGGAAAAGCTGAGAAGCCTTTTGAAGGATCCATAGTGCATGGCTCGATACGCTAAAGTGGACGTTCGCATTTGGGACGACGACAAGGTCAAGGCCATGACCCCAATCCCGCCTTGCGGTCAGGGGCTATGGATTCGCCTTCTGGTATCGCGCCACCGGTCACCTGTGCCAGGTCTTCTTTGCGTTGGTGAAGCCGCGCTAGCTGAAGAGTTCGGATGGACGTTGGAAGACTTCCGCAAAGCCTTCGCCGAAGCCAAGCGTGAAGGTCTCGTGAAAGCTGATTGGAAGGCCCGCGTGGTATGGCTTCCGAAGGCTTGGAAATACAACTCACCAGAGTCCCCAAACGTCGTTAGGTCATGGAGAATTACTTGGGATGAAACTCCAGAGTGCGCTCTTAAATGGGAAATATATCAAACACTTAAAGCCTTCGTAGAAGGGTTCAAAGAAGGGTTCAAGAAAGCATTTGCTCAGGCTTGCCGTATGCCTTCGCCTAATCAAGAGCAAGAACCAGAGCAAGATCCGGAACAAGAAGATCTCTCTCTACGCGATCCAGGCACGCAGAACGTCAACTGCAAGTCAGCCTACGACTGGATGGCCTACTTCAAGGCCAAATACTGGGAGACCAAGGGACGCCAGTATGGGCAAGGATCGGCCGATGCCAAGGCGCTCGCCAGCTTCGGCGATCTTCTTGCCTCTCTCCCAGTTGACCAGCGTGCTACCGATTGGCTGGCCCGCGAACGGATCGTCATCGAGTTCTTGAGCCGAACGGATCCGAAGACTGTGCAGGACGGTTGGCCATTTTGCTTCTTCGCGAACGTGTTCCGTGGTCTTGCTCTGCCGCCCGAGAAGCGACCCAAGATTGATGCGAAGCCAACCCAGCGACCGCAAGATGAACCCGTGTTTTGGAACAAGGCGTAGCCGTGGACACCGAGAAGAAACCACCACACAGCGAAGCGGCCGAGCGGGCTGTGCTTGGAACCGTGCTCGTAGCTGCGCCTGAGTGCCTCGCTAGTCTGACCGACATGGTGGCAGCGGACTTCTATTTTCCGTGCCACTGCGAAGCCTGGGAGGCCATTCGAGCACTTCAAAAGCGCGGTGCTCCGGTCAACGTCGTTTCTGTGCAGGACGAAATACGAGCGCGCGGAACTGCTGGGCGATTCGAGGACCAAACCGAATGGTTCATCGGAGTGGCAAGATCGGCCGTGATACCTGAATCAATAGGCAGCTACGCTTCACAGGTTCGCAAGATGGCAACGCTTCGCAGGCTGATAGCCCTGTGTGTGGAAACGGAATCAAGAGCCTACTCCATGGGTGAGGTGGACGATGTTCTGGCGGACGTGCGCAACGGCGTTGCAGCTCTTGAGGTCAGCTCGAACAGCACCGGGCCAATGCGCGTATGTGACCTCGTAGATACTGCCCTAGATGAAATCGAAAGCCGCGCAGACAGGAAGAAGGAACACGTCATTCGCACGGGTATCGAGGCTGTGGACGAAATCACAGGAGGTTTTCGTCGCGGGCATTTCGTGGTCGTAGGTGGGTTGCCGAGCATGGGGAAAACCGCGAGCGCCATTGGGATTCTCGCCCACAATGCCCTGAACCGTGTTCCATGCTACGTCGTCAGCCTTGAAATGGATCGGCAAGAAGTTATCGAGCGCATCTTGTCCATGCGTTCGCGCGTGTCAGCGACCGACCTCTATACCGGGAAGGTTCGCGTTGACGATTGGGATCGTGTGCAGGCAGCTGCCAAACAGATTTGGGACTGGCCGCTATGGGTGGATGACCGCCCGATGTCGACGAACAAGATCATCGGGGAGGCCCATCGCTGGTTTGCGAAATGCGCGCGCGCACACAAATCAGATGACCCGAATCCAATTGCCTTGATCGTAGTCGACTATCTTGGCCTGATTCAATCCGACGAAAAGAGTGAGAACCGAAACCGAGAGATCGCCAAGATGGCCCAAGGGCTCAAGGCGCTGGCCAAGGAACTGCGGATCCCGGTCATGGCGCTAGCGCAGCTCAACCGCAAGGTGCTTGAACGCGGTGGAGAGCCAACGATGGCAGATCTTCGCGACTCGGGCGAACTTGAAGCCGCCGCGCAAGTGATCATGTTCCCGTGGCGCGAGCAGCACTTGAAGCCGCCAGCGGGCACGCCCATCTTATTCCAGCCCGAAGAAGCAAAGTGGATCATCGCCAAGAACACAGGCGGGCGGCGCGGCTTCGCTCCCGTGCTCTGGCATCGCGAGCGGATGGAATTCACTGATACGGAAGATCGCCAGCCCAAAGAGCCGCCGAGGCACTTCAATGAAATGGGGGAACGAGATGTGTAGCGAACCTACGGATGTGGAAAACCCGCGATTGCGGACGTTGATCATGGTTTACGAAGTGGATCACGGATGGCGCTATCGAATTGGTCAGCGCGACGACGGGAACTATGGTAGCGCCGAGGAGGCATTCTGGGCCGCCAATAACGTTGTCAAGAATCATCCGGAATGGACGAAGGTGGATCGTGGATAGCGATGGAGCGGAAAGGAAAGGCGCGTGACCCCAATCGAAGAGCGCTCAGCCCGCGAGGTGCACGTCGCCGCATTCAAGGCCGCCAGGGAGCGAGGGTACTGCTTCGAGTGCGCCTCGGAGTTTGGCTTTCGCGCAACCGAGGCGATGGTGCCAACGGAGAGGGGCAGGGGCAACATGTGCTCGAAGCAAGGCTGCCCCAGCCGGCGAGCCGCGCGGGTGCCTGTCGATTCCACGGCTAAACCGGCAGCGCGTGAACAACAATAGCGGGAGAGGCGCCATGGGAGAGAACAGCAAAATTGCCTGGACAAACCACACTTCGAGCACGGGGGACAAGATGAGCGAGGGAACAAAGATGACCGATAAGCAGCTAGAGCGCGCGGAGCGGGCAGAGCGTGACGCCGCCACGTGGAAGGCGTGCGCGCTAGACGCCGATGGGCGAGGGCGAAAACTGTATGCTGACCTGCGGGCCGAGCTTGAATCCGCGCGGGCGGAGCTCGCCGAGGTTACCCGAGGCAGGGACTACGGACATGAACTGCTCAAAGAGCACCACGAGCAAATCAAGCGAATGGGGGCCGAGCTCGACGCCGCCAACCTGGCCCGCCAGGCAGCCGAACACGCACGGGCCAGGGAGGCGGACTCGAAGCGGATTGCGGGGCTGGAGGCGGAGCGAGATGGCGCGGTATTGCGGGTAAAGAACTGGCAAACGTCCTACGAGAAGATGGGTAGGGAGCGCGACGAGGAGGCCGCCGCCCACCGAAGGACCGCCGAACAGCTCGAGGCCGAGCAACTGCGCAGCCACGAGCATGCGGTGAGGGCCGAGGCCAACGCCCAGGCAGCGAGGGACATGGCGAGGTTGCGGGAGCTGTTTGGCGCTCCAGGCGCGGCAGAGGCGATTGCAGTGCTCACACTCACGGTGAACGAGGAGAGCGAGCTGCGCGGGCTACTGAGGCTCGGGTGACCATGGAAATCACCCCCCAACTCTACCCAGTGGCCAGCACCCGCCCTGCCACAACGGCAGACCTGGGACGTCTCCAGATTGAGCGCCAGCGGGCCCAATCCTATGCCGACACTTGCGCGGTAGATGCTATCAAGGCGCGCCAGGCATACGAGAGGGCGCTGGCCGAAGAAGCGATGGCGGTGGAAGCGCTCGGGCGCCTGGACGAGCGAACCAGGGAAGTGACGGCAGAGCTGAGACGAGGAGCGCATCACCGCCCGCCGTAACATCAGCAGTAAGGGAGACGGACGCGGCGCCGTCGGAGAGCTTTTGTGCAGGTACCAAGGGACGCCATGAACAAGAAAACCCAGGAGAACACCGTGAAGAAGAAGGACAAGGAATCCAAAGACACGAAGGACGCCAAGAGTACGAAGAAGACCGTCACCCGGCTGCTGCTCTGCAAGCTGAGCGACAAGGAGCTAGCCAAGGCCGGGGTGGAGCTCGACGCCAACATGAGCAAGATCGAAGGCAAGGAGGCGGAAAAGAAGGCCGCGGTGGATGCGATCAAGGCGGACGTGGAGTTGCTCGAAGGCGTCACGATCAAGCTGCGCAGCATCCTCAAGTCGGGTGGCGAGGAGCGGGAAGTCAACTGCGAGGAGACCACCGACTACCGGATGGGCGAGGTCCGGGTGAAGCGGCTCGATACTGGTGAAGTCTTTCAGCGTCGGACCATGGCGCAGTCCGAATACCAGCTCCCCTTGGAAGCGCAGAAGCCATCCGGCAAACTGCTACCGATGGACGGAGGCAAGGGCAAGCAAGAGCCGGTGGAGGAGATGGGCTGCGTGGAGTGCTGGGGGACCGGCAAGGTCAAGATCGGCGAGCCGCCCCTGGACGCGAAGTGCGAGGTCTGCAACGGCTCTGGCAGGGTACCGGTCAAGCCCGACCCGCTGAAGGCAACACTCGGGGATGTGGCGGCGCAGCACGCGAAGAACAAGGCGGACGCCGAGCAAGCGGGGGCCGGCGGCGAAGGCCACCCCGAAGTCGAGAAGCTGCTGAAGAAGCGCGGCAGGGGCAAGGGGAAGAAGGGGGACGAGGAGGGGCCGCCCATTGACCCGGAGACAGGGGAGCCAGCGGCGTTCTAGGAGTTGGGATGGGGCTGGTCTACTACCGGGCAGTCCGAGAACGCTCCGCACGACGCCGTAGGGTAATCAGGCAGGCGGCGCTGGAGGCGGAGCGTATTCTGCAGGGGCCGCCTGACTATTCGTTGCGTTGCGAACGGCCAGAGTGCGGGCATCCGAAGAAGTTTCACTTGGGCAACGAAGGCGGATGCTGCGGCATTGTTTTGGGGGTGGAGGCCTGCCGTTGCACCGCCTACTATCTAGGTCCACCCGTGTAGGGGAGGAGAACTGATGCGCGCTCACCTAATGCGAGAGTCCATCCCATGGAGGAAAGAGGAACGGACGACCATGTGCGGCCGCAAGGTCAGCGCAAGCTGCAAGGTGGTGGATTGGAACAGGTTCCGAAACATGAGCCTGAGCCGGAAGTGCGGCTCATGTAATAGCTACGCGGGCGCCGAACATCACTGGACCGATGCGGTTCAGGCTGAGCTGCTACGTGGAAACAACAACGGCCGACCGGGCAACGTCATCAACGAGCTGGAAGCCATCCGGGAACTGATAGAGCGGCATCGACCTGAGTTTGACTCGCTACTGGCGGCGACCACGGTGGAGGCGGCGCTGCAAGAGCCGCCTGGGATGGTGATGTCGGGGAAGATCGGCTCCATCATTGGAGCAGCCTTCTATGCTAATCAAACGGAATACGGGCGGCGGGGAAGATAATGGGCCAGCCTCAATCGGTCACCCACGCACTTCGAGCTCCGCTACCCTGGCGCGCTTCCCGACTGACCGAGTGCGGGCGACTGGCGGCGAAGGTCCGGCACGCTGTGCCGTTGAAGGAAGCCGTCCAGCTGTACCAAGAGAGCAAGGACTTGGTCTGCGATACTTGCGTGCAGTTTTGGCGAAGCACGTACTCGCCAGCGCACGAGACTTCCCTGGAGCGCGAGGTGGCCTGGTCGCGCCGTAACCGCCACAAGGACCACTTCATCGACTGGGAGCTCCAGGCCATCGGCGAGTTGGTCACCCGGTACCAGGGCGAGTTCGATCGGATCGTAGCAGCTCTCCAGAGTGAGCAGGCCCTGCGGAATGTGGGGGGGTAGCCGTGGCGGACATCGAGATGCAAATTCTCATCCTGGACGATACTCAACACCGGACGTGTCCGATGGAGGAGTCCTTGAGGGACGGGCAGTACCCAATGTCGATTGCCGCCTAAAACGGCGGGGCGTGAACAATAATAGGATCATGCCAAAGAAGAAGCTCTACACGCTCCTACCCGAGCACAAAGCGAGGTTCCCCGAGTGGCGGGACCGCTGGATTGCGAACGCTCTATCGACCAAGCCGATGGATGACGAGGAGCGCCGTATAGTGCGAGATGCAGTGAAGGGGCTGTATCGAGCGGCGAACTTGGATCCTCCACCTGACAACCGTATCGTTTTCGTACCCTCCCCATTCGTTGGTGCGTTCGCGGCTGGGTTTGCTGCGTGGATTTGGTGGATGCGGGAGCACAAGAGATCCGCCGCCACCGACGACGCCACCGGCGCCGCCACCGACGCCGCCACCCGCGCCGCCACCCTTGCCGCCACCCTCGACGCCACCACCGACGACGCCACCGACGCCGCCACCCTTGCCGCCACCCTCGCCGCCACCGGCGCCGCCACCCGCGCCGCCACCCTCGACGCCACCCTCGACGCCACCGACGCCGCCACCGGCGCCGCCACCCGCGCCGCC